ATGGGTACTGACACCAAAATCGAGTGGGCGAACCACACGTTCAATCCGTGGATGGGATGCACCCGCGTAAGCCCCGCTTGCGACAATTGCTATGCCGCCGAGATGATGGACAGCCGCTATGGTCGCGTTCGGTGGGGCGCTGGCGAGGCTCGCGTCCGCACAAAGGACTGGTCGAAGCCGCGCAAGTGGAACCGCGACACGCCGGGGGCTTTCGTGTTCTGCGCCAGCCTTGCCGACGTGTTCGACAACGAGGTCAACCCGGCATGGCGGGCCGACCTGTTCAAGCTGATCGAAGAAACGCCGAACCTCGTCTGGCTGCTGCTGACCAAGCGCATCGGCAACGTCATCGCCATGTCGCATCAGGCATGGGGCGGGATGCCGCGGAACGTCGCTATCGGCGCGACCATGGCGAACCAGCTGGAATATGACCGGGACCGCATGAAGCTGGCGCGGGTCAAGGAAATCGCATCACCGCTGTTCACCTTCGGCAGCTTCGAGCCGCTGCTCGGTCCGGTCATCCTCGACAAGAACGCGCCCGACTGGATCATCGTCGGCGGCGAAAGCGGTGCCAACGCTCGCCCGATGGACCTCGTTTGGGCGCGGTCGCTGAAACGCCAGAGCGAAGAATTGAGCCGCGTGTTCAATTTCAAACAGGTCGGCGGTCGCAAGGCTGACAAGGGCGGGCATCTGCTCGACGGGCAAGAGCATTTCGCGCGGCCCACCACCAAGGAGTCCCCCCATGCCTAACCGACCGGATGATTTAGTTGTGTCTGTTGAACCCCGAAATGATGGGGGCGGTCAGGGTTTCAGCTTTTCCCGGCGCGCGAGCTCTGTCTCGACGGCCTCCCGGATGAAGGCGGCGCGGCCATAGTTGCCGACCAGCGCGTCTATGCGAGCGAGCGCATCCTTGGACAGCCTGACCGGGGTCGGCTTCATGTTCATCGGCGGTCGGCCCATCGGGCGCGCATTAGCGGCAGTCTGATCCGGTTGCAAGAAAACGATACCTTTTTCTGTTGACGGTATAAACAATGTCGTTTAGATAAACGATATTCTTTTTGGAGGCAAGCGAAATGACCACTGCCAGCTACCCCGCCCTGAAACGTCGCATCGCCGCGCTTCGTAGTGAAATCATCGCATATGATGCCGAGACAGCTAAACTGAAGCAGGCAGCCGAGCGCGCGGAAGGGCCAGCGGCTCGCTTTGCTGTTGACCGCGCCAGAAGCCCCAAATTCCACGATCTGAGCAACGAGCTAATTCAGGCCGAGGTTGATCTGGCTGGCTGGAAGTTCCCCGCCAAAAAGCGCAAGCCCCATGCCTCATTCAGTTCGATGATGAAGCTCGCAATTAGGCGGGTCCGGTGAGCGGCGCGGTGCTGTTCGCCATGTGGATGCTTGGCTTTGTGTCGGGCGTTTGCGTCGATGTCTTTTTCGGAAAGGGGCGCAGGAAATGACCAGCCCGCTTTTTGACGAGTTTGACGTGCTGGACACGGTCATTTCCTCGATCTCCATCCTGTCCAACCCCGACTGGACCGATAAGCGCAAAACCCCGCAAGCCGCGCTCGACGAAATCCATTCTTTAACAAGCGCCGTCATCGGGGGCGTAATGAAGCGAATTGCTGAAAGGACGGCCACTGATCGCAACCCCCATCAGGAGGACACAACCCATGATACGGACTGAGGGCGGGGATGGATTGCGCGAGGCAAGAAAGGCCTTCGTCGTCAACCTTTACGACCGATACGGGCGTGATGCGATGGAGGATCGCGCCGACGACATATTGAACGGCCGCGAGGACGATGACCCTTTCATTCACGGCTATCTCGCCGCTCTCAAAGCCACACCACCCCAAGGAGATGCTACGTGACCGATGAAGTGAACCCGCCCGCGTTTCCGAATGTGGAACCGCGCGACCCGAGATTTTCAAACGCGCAGCCGGGAATGGACCTGCGCGACTGGTTCGCTGGTCAGGCGATTCCTGCGCTCGTTAGCGTGTGCGGAGCGGACACCCGCGACGTCGGAACACCTTACGAGGATCATTGCGCCATTCTCGCATACCGGATAGCCGACGCGCTGCTCGCCGCACGAAAGGCCCAGCCATGACCCCATCAGACGATCTACAGCGGCTGGTCGAGCGGATCGAGGGCTTGGTCAAGAGCGATGCCGCGGTGAACGATGACATTGCCCGCGCGCTTGGCTGGACGCAGCATTCCGACGAGGCCGACCCGGTATATACGCGAAAGCCGCAGCTTTGGTGGGCGAAACCCGGCGAGGAATGGTCGACCATGACCGTCGTTCCGAATTACACCGGGAGCGTCGATGCCGCTCTGACGCTTGTCCCCGCGGGGTGGCGTCGGTGGCTTCTGGATGCCGACAACGGAGATGGCCTTTGCCAGTTGGAACATCTGGCTAGCGACATCGAAGCTCACGCGCGCGGTAAGACGCTAGCCCTCGCGATCACGGCGGCATCCTTCCGCGCCCGCATCACCCAGGAGCAAAGCAATGGGTATTATACTCGCCGCAAAATCGAAGAAGCTGCCATTGCCAAATGGGACAGCTGTCCGCGCTTCGATGATTGGGACCATCGCGACAAGATGCGTCCGATGCCGATTGGCGCCGCTTCGAAGCCACGGACAGCGCGCGAACAGGAATTGATCGACGCGCTGAAACGAACTCGTGCCGCGCTGGTCCTGTTGCAGCCCGCTCTAAACGTCATGGCGCGCGAATGCCTTGCCGACATCATCGCTCGCGAGATTGAACCAGCAATCACCGAAAGGAACAGCAATGACCCAGGCAGCAATGGATAACGACACTATGGTGGAGGTGACGCAGGAAGATCGCGAGCTTGTTTACGGCCTGTTGATGCCCGCCGCGAGATCGTCGCTCCAAAAGCTGGCGCTCGAATATATCCGCGACGGGAAAAGCGACGACGCCGACGCTGTGCAACAGGTCGCCCGCCACCGCCACCAGTCCGAGACCGGGGCCGCGCTTACCAGAGATGGGAGAGAGGCGTTGACGAAAGCGATCGAGACGCTTGCGGCCAGTCGGCACCTGATAGGCAAATACTGCCCTGACCACCACTGGTTGCCCGAACATGATCAGCGCATTGCTGACCTTCGCGCCGCCATCGCTCAGCCGGTCGAGGCGGGGGAGGATGGGACAGAGCGCTTCCTGCTCGCATACGTCTCGCACGATACCAAAGTCATCGGGATCGAACATCCAACCGAAGCACCATGGGATGACGTGCTGAACGCTCACATTGCTCTACGCGACCGCCTTAACGTGCGCATCGCCGAGCAAAAGAAATGCCCGCATGGTCCAGATAGAAAGGCATGATGATGGATATTGATCGCAGGATATTGTTGCAGGCGGTGTCAAAGGCCGCGAGTCAATCCAAGTCGGACTATCTCGCCAACCTTGCCGATGACATCGCAAACGGGCGCGCAGCAAAGATAGACACTTGGCTCGCGCTCGACGCTATCTGGATCGCCCTGAAAACCGAACACACTGTCTTAGGCCCTAAGACATGACCGACACACCGGGGACGCTGGAGGAACTGCGGAAGCGGGCGCGCGGTCAAATCGAACTTGGCAGAGCGACGGGCAACCACACTGGTAACCCGATCAACATCTACCAGATCGCGGAAGAACTGCTCGCCGCTGTGGAAGTCGATAGCGTGGATAAGGCGCGGGCATGGGATGCCGCAACTGCGATACCGCGAAAGACCGCCGACGAGATAGCATCGCTGCGAGCGCGGGTGGAGGTGGTAGAGGCCGAACTGACCGAAGCGGTCGAGCATCTGGAGGCCGTGCTGTTCAGCGATCCGGGGCCGAAAATGCTGGCGTCCATCGGATCGGCGCGAGCATGGTGGATGAAGCGTGACGCGCGCGAGGAAGCCCAAGCCCTCAAGGACACGCCCGATGAATAGGCGGCGAGCCGACCGGGAACCCCCTGTCCTAACTCGCCGCCGTCCGGGTCCGACGAGCGAACCCGAATGCTACCCCTACACATGGCAGGGAAGACATCTCCTGTATGCCACAATAGGGGCGGGAGCGCAAGGTTTTTAGGGCTTCATCGCTTCAACGGTAGCCAGATGCCTTGCGCCGCACACGCCATAGAGGCGGATGATGTTGTCGATCCACACGTCCAATTCCGGCGATACCAGCGGGACAGGTGGCAGCGGCAAGTTAGGGCAAGGCTGGCGCAGGTTCGCCGGAAGCGGCCCGGTTGGCGGCTTCGACCGAGGCCCGCAAGCTGTCAGCGACAGGCTCAGGCAGAGCGCAAGAGGCAGGGACTTCCACATTACGGTAATGCTCCCGGATGATTGTCTGTGTGGTTTGTGATTGGGTATCGACCGCTAGGCGGGACTGCTCGTAGGCGTCCGCGGCGGAATCGGCTTGCTGGCGCTGCTTTTCGCGCGCTTCCTCTAGCTTGCGTTCGATCTTGGCGATGTCAGCGTCAGCTTTCCACCCTCGCACCGACCACCCCCCACCGAACGCCAGCGCGAGGCCTAGAGCGCCCGCTATCAGCTTGGCTTGCAAGGGGATAATCACCACTCACCATCCCGACCGAAGCCGATGGGATTGGGTGAGCGCCACACAGTATTGCCGTCCGCGTCGAGCAAGCCGGTGTCGGTCGCTTTATGATCGCATACCTCGATAGAGGTCAGCAGCGGGGACATAGGCTCCCAATATTCCTCGTCGGCGCGCGGGCGTTTGGTGAAATATCGCGGCATTATTCGCCCTCACCCTTAGTCGGCTGCCTGACCAGGCGCGCGCCGGTCGCGGTCGCGAACACGAACAGCCCGACGCCAACCGCTGCCAACGTCCGCAGCGGACCATCGGGCAATAGTGCCAACAGCTTTTCGGTGTCGCTCGGATTGGCGGCGAGATAGGCCGCAACGACGCCAGCCAGAGCCGCGAGCTTCACGCTCCACAGCTTCCACCAGTTGCCGCATTCGTCGATCAGGTATTTCATGGGTATTTACTCCACGGAAGCTGCCAGTGCGGGCCATCGCGAAAACTTTTCCAGTCCCCGCCCCATTCGATGGGAACGCCCTCGTCTTTTGCGGCCTGTTTGATAATCGGCGCGAGCGCGTGATAAAGCGGCCACGACCATGACACTTTCCCGCCAGCGTCGAGCGGCGCGATGTCAACCGCATGGCTCTTGCCGTTCTTGCCGGGGAGGTGGCGGCTATTCATCGTCTTGGACGCGCCGGTCCGCACAAGCTCTTTCTGGCGCGCAACCGTTCGCAACACCTCCAGAACAGTGAAGTCGATTTTGCTGATTGCCGCGGCGCGCTTAATCACGCGCTGCAAATCAGGGTGGGCGCCGTCGAGGCGGGTCAGAGAGCGTTCGCTCAGGACAATGGACATTATTTACTCCTATTCAGGCACGGCAATGGGCGTGTAGAGCGCCCGACAATTCGCGGTGGTGGTGCAAAGGAAATTGAGCTGGTTGCTGGCTTCGTTCACCCAGCGACCCCGGCCCTTGAGCATGGCGCGGTGTTCGATCACCACGCCCTCAACGAGCTTCAACCTGCCATCCAGTTGCTCGGCAGCCTTAGCCCCGCCCGTCGTCCGGTCGATCACCGTCATCGTCGCAGACCCGAGACTGATCGCCAGAGTCAGTCCGACAGCGACATCTCTTATCAGTTCGCCCCGCTTCGCCGCCGTCATCGAGAATTTCCGGCAGAAGTTGCACGGTGAGCATGATCGCGAAGCCAACCAGCAATATGCTTACCAACCAATCCACCGCAAAAGCCCCCGAGTGTGACGATCATCAGCGCATCGATCGCCGCGGATGAAAACCAGTGAAGCGCGACAATCGATGGCGTCTGTTCAACGAGGGAAAACAGGGCGTTCATCAGGGCGGACCCCAGGAACATGCCCGCGGCGATGCGTTGCAGCCTTGGCGGCGGCGATGGCGGGCGGATGAGCAGTGGCACCGCGCAAAGCCCGTTGACGATAACCATGCTGGCAAGGTGAAATTCAGGCCATCCAACGAAGGTGGCGAGGCTCAGCAACACAAGCTGGCAAGTGACCATGACCATGCCCACCCGCCTTGTTCCGTCGCGGTTGACGATATACCCGAGCACCCCAACGGCGATGGTTGCCATCAAGAGGACGGGGTATAGCGCCGACGCGATTGCATAGGCCTCGCCGTTCATCAACCGCCTCCGATGGGATCGTCGTTCTGCGGCGGAGGCGGAGGGGGCGGCGGCGGGCCGGTGCCTTCATCAAAAGCAACAACGTCCTGCGCGCGATGCCAGTCCCAATAGTTGCGCCACTCCAGCGCGTCGGCAATCCGGTCGAGGCTTTCTGCCTTCTTGGTCATCATCGTTCCTTTCTCACGCTGTCATCAATCCCTGCATCACCAGCGACAGTGTTCCGTTCGCTGTGCTGCTGTTGTAGATATGGCACTCCAGCATCCCGGAATTGACGCGCCAGCACAGGTCGGTGGTGGGCGGAGTGCGGATGGTCAGCGTCGTTCCCGCGTTCGTTGCGGTCGCGGCCCTGTCCAGACACACCGATGTTGACGACAGGATCGTCAGCACCTTCGTTCCGGCAGGAATGCCCGTCCCGGTGATCGTGTACCCCGGGGCCACCCCGGTAAGGGCTGACAAGTTGGTCACGATGAAACTGCCGCTAGCCGTGTCGCCCGTAGGCGTGACAGCCGCAGCATGGCCGGGGATCGGGTCAGCCGAACCGCCAGCGCGAACAATGACCGGCGTCGGGATCAGCGCCCCGCTTTCGACGATGAACTCATCACACATCACCAGCGCGCCATTTGCCGCACCATTCTGGTTGAACTTCCAAGCCGCCTTGACCCGGCAGTCGCGAAACACCGGCATGACTGGCTGCCACGTTGCAGCGATATCGGCGGTGAAATCCATCGTCAGCTTCAAAAGCTGGGTGATCTGGATTGCCGTCCGGTCGGTGGTTACCCCATCGGTCCAGTCGGTGAAATCACTGGTCACGTCGGACAAGACGAGCGTATCAAGGCCCGTCATCGGCGTGTTGTCGTTACCTTCGAAAACCACACCTGGCGTCTTGATATAGACCTCGCCGCCCAAGTTGCTGCCGGGAATCGACAGCGCGGGAGACATGGCATCACCGGCCTCGCTTTCGAGGGAAAGATGGTCGGCGATAATCCGGTCAACCGCCTCGATTGCGATAACCGCGATGTCCCCGGCTCCGCCCTTGACGTTTCCGGCAATGGTGACGTTAAAGGGAACGACGACAAGCCCGTCCGAAACTCGTGGGCCGCTGGCCTGAATCGCAACGCCACCCGGCGAGCCTCCAGCATTTTGGGTTAGATCCAGCGCAAGGCTAAGATCGACAGCATTGGCCCCGCCGATGATGGAAACAGTGCCGTTTGCAGACGCCGGAGAACCGGGCGTCCCCGGCTCCAGATTATTCCTCTCGCCAACGACGCGAAAATTCAGACGACTGGCCGCGTCCTCGATATGGACCATCTCGTAATCGTTGTCGTTGCCGCGGAGCAGTCCTTCCCATGCGAAGCATCCGGGGCCAGCAAAGGCATAGGGAAATTGCGTGGAGGTGTCCGCCCACCCCTCGACACGTCCATAAGAAAACTCGCCAACTGGTGAATTGATATTGAACCCATCAACGCACCCCGTCGCGCGGTAGTTGGTGAAGGTCCACCGTGTCTGAACAGAATTGTCGCTGTTGCTTTTGATCTGCGGCAGGGCAATGGCGTCCGCGACCATGCCGTCAACGAGGACGTCGGACACATCCTCGCCGTCGATATACAGGCCGTATGTCCCGTCAGCCACACCAGCCGACGAAAAGGTCACCCGCTCGATACGAATATTCGATGCGGGCGAAGCGAACCCGATCCCCGCCGCCCATGTTTGCCCGTTCTTGTCGAGAACAATGCCCTGATCAGTGATCGCTGAATTGCTGGCGACGGTGAAGCCGTAGAGGTTGGGAAGCCCAGCGGTGGCCTGCACCGTCGTCTCTGTTGCCGTGTCGCCATCGCCGTAAAGCTGCGTCCCCGCTGCTACCGCGGCAGTTGTTTGCAACGTGCGTGATCCGGCGTTGAACAGGACGGGAAGCCCGACAGAGAGCGCGTTGGCGAGCGTATTTCGACCCGCCACAGATTGTCGCTCGTTGGCGACGTCTTCCAAAGTGCGAGCAGCCGCCCCCGTACCCGTTTGAATGGTCCCGATTACCGCTGCGGCGCCGCTGTCACTTGGATCAATGATGAACTTCTGCAACACGGTCGCAACCGGACCAGCGTCATGCCGGTAAACCTGACCAAGTCCGTTTCCGAGATCGACCCAGAAGGTTTCGCCAAGCGAAGTGTTGACAAGGCCGTCGGCGGTGTCATCATATTTACCCACTCCCGCGGCGGCCAAGGCAGCAGAGGCGGCGGTCTGAGCTGTGATTACGTCGGCAGAAATCTGATCGACATACTCCTCGTAGGCGAGGTATATCTGCTCGTCGGTCGGCCCAGGGCCGCGGCCCAGCAGCCCCGTGAAATTCCATCCGCCACTGCCGGAAACGCCACTTTTGACGTAAATTCCCAGATAGTCGGAATTAGGGTCTGCATAAACAACACCAAGCGTCCGGTCGGGGAATCCCAGATTGCTGAAAAGCGTGGCGCGCGTCGCATAGACGGCGGACGCATCCTCAGTAAATATGCCGCCGACAACGCTGTTGATGGACTGAACGGTTTCCTCGAAAGCCTTGAGGACGCCCTCTCGCGACGGTTCAGTCGTTTGCGAAGGCGGGTTGCCAAAAAGTGCGTCTCGCAGTGTCTCGATCGCGCCCATGCCGCACCCTTATGTTGAAATAAAGTTACGTCATCATAGCTGTATGCGCAATTATAGACAAGCACGATGAAACAATCGGAAAGCCGTCGATTAGGGTATCGGATTCGGACTCTGCCATGGGCCGCCCGGATTACCGCTGCCGCCGCCGCCGCTCGACCCGCTAGCGGGAACGATGAAATAGCCCATGTAATGGCGACCGGGATTGGCCTCGCTAGTGCGCGCGTCATTGTCGTCGGCGTAGAGCGTATAGGTTACAGCCCCGCCGACGCGGCCAACGTCATCATATGCGACGCTGCGCAAGTCGCCATCTGACAGCCCAGTTGCGATGACATCGCCTTCGACAGCGACATCAGCCGAGCCGTCGGGATAGCGGCGCGTATGGTCGATAATCGTCAGCGTCCCATCGGCGGCGATGGTCATCACCGGCGTTCCCTGCGATGCCTCGACGATCCAACTGTTATAGATTGCTGTCCGCAGGGCCGGGGTCACAGCGAAAGTGCTTTCGGGCTCGGTCCAATCCGATGAGAGGCCGGACGAGGAGATCGCGCGTCCGCGCACCAGATACTCGGCACCATCAGCGACTGGCGGCGAGGACGCCACCGTGTTCGTCATCTCGACTGACATTGGCGACCAGATATCCCCTTCGTCATCGTCATAATCTGCGGCAAGAATGTACTGGAATTCATAAGTGACGTCGTCGCGGGTCGGCGCATCGAACGACGCGCGGATTTGGCTCGCGGCGTAGCTCGCGACGATGCCGACAGGCGCCGCCGGCGCGACCCTGCCAGCGTCGGCGTTATCGATTACGGGTTTGCTTTCCTCTTCGCCTGGCAAAAGCGTCCAGCGGTTCTCATTAATCGGCACAAGCCCGAGACTGGTGAACACGCCTCCCGAGTTCAGTTCGACCGGAATTGCGATCTCGTAATCGCCCGCAAATGTGTTGTCATAGTTGATGTTGACGATGCGTTCATGGCGCGCGCGCAGCCCGCGCAGGTTCACCGTCGGTGCGATCTTGTGAATCGGCTGCGAGCGCAGACCAATGCCCTTCGCCAGCCGCATGGCCTGATTATGGTCCTGGCAGGCGAGGATATCGACGATCAGGTACTTTGCCGTCGTTAGCGGGTCATAATAGATCGGGTTCACCCACGCGCGCGAGGGCTGCGGCGTATAGTTCGCAGCGGGGTCGGTGTAGCGGACAATGACGCCTTGCGTCTCGCTTTCGCCGTCTTGCGCCTCGACGCTTTCCATTGCCATGATGTCGCGATTGCGACTGAACGACAGCGTCGGCGTGTACCAATGGCCTGCGCGGCACCATGATTTGCCGTCCTCGTCGAACACGATATGACCGTCGCACGCAAGCATGATCTCGATCTCGGCGTCGACCCGGCGCTTGCTATCGATGATGTTAACGCCCGCCTCGTACCGCTTGGTACTGCCCGCAGTCCCAGTGACGGTCTGATCGCAGATGTTCGCCTGTTCAGCGATGCGCTCCCAATTGATCGAATCCTCAGGCTTGTTGCGGCCGAAAGGATGGGTGCGGAACCATGCCCAGACCAGGATGGCATTGCGGCTCGGCTTGTAAGTCGATCGATCGCCAAGCGTCTGGGTCTCGTCGCGCGGGTCGTACATGTTCGACCAATCGGTCACGACCGAGAGTGCGGGCTCGCCCATGCCGAGCGGTCCGCGCATCTTGTAAATCTTGTACCGATGCTCAAGCGGCAGCGCGCCCATCTTTACGACGCTGAACGTCGTTCCGACCAGGCGGTGATCGCTGGTCCATTTCGACGGGAATGCTGCGTCGAGCGCCGAGATGCGCGGCGGCGTCGGGGTGTCTTCGGTATAGGTCGTGGTCCAAATCTGGATATAGCCGATGCCTTCACCGTCAACTGTGGCCGGATCCTTGTTCTTGTTATTCTTGAGGCGAAAATCTTTCTGAACGACGTAATTGGAACCGCCCAGCGTCACCGGCTGATCGTCGAGGAAATAGGCGGGCGTGCCGGTCATGATGCTGTCGCTGTGGATAACCAGATACCAGAGGTTCCCCGCGCCATCGAACTCGGCAAACAGAACGCCGCCACCTTGGCGCGCGCGGCCAGCATTCAGCCACCGCTCGGGCTCGGCAATGCGGACGTTGATCTTGCCTGCGTCCATGGGCGGCGCGCGCTTGGCGCCAAGGCCCAGAGCGGCCTGAATGAGCATCGTGCCGACGGCGACGATGACTGCACCGAATGCGGCGGCGAGAAACCCTGTCGTGCTGGCGCCGATCAACCCCGCGAGGCCCGCGCCGAGGCCGCCCGAGAAATAGATCAATGCGCCAATGGCGATGATGCCGACGATCTTCTTAAGCGCCGACACGCCAAACCCCCCGCAAATCGATAAATCGTAGCGAGACCTCGGCGACTCCGCGCTCCAGGCGGAGCGCCGCCATATCTCCGGTGCAAAGCGCGCCGATCGTGTCGTCACCGCACGCCACGGCGAGAATGTCGCCGCGCCGCGGTTTCCCCTCCACGCGAACGGCGCCCGTGTCGTCGAACAGCGCGTCAGCGCCGCCATGCTCGGCCATGACCGCCAGCGCGCCGTCCTGATCATGATATCGGCCTGCAAATATCGCGACGTTGTCCTTTGCCCCGGCCGCGGCGAGATACTTGCCCATCGAGAGCATGCAATCGTCCTGCCCATAGACGAACGGCTCACGGCGCCAGCGCGCAAGGGTGCGGTCGACCAGGTCCGTCATGGGATTTGGTACGTTCGGTTGGCGAGCAGGGCGAGATACTCGGCGCCCTTGTCGACCGAGACTCCAAGCTCCGACGCGCGGCGCTTCTGCATTGTATCGGCATAGGTGCGCCCCGGTACCGAACTGCGCCCCGTGTTGTCGTCGCGCGCCACGACCGAGCACTTGTACTGTTTGACGACACGCCCCGCCGAATCCCGCGTGAGCAGTTCCGAAAACTTCGGGGACTGCATAATCAGCTTTTTATAGAACGACAGCGGTGTGCCGGGTCGGACGCCTTCGCCCTCAAGGAATAGCACTAGGTAGCACGTCAGCGCCCGGCCATTGACCTTCGACTGATCAGATTTGAGCGCCTCGTAGAGCGCAAGCGGATCCTCGCCTTCCGAATTTGGAATGGTGAGCGCGAAGGTATAGCTGGCGCTGGTCCCATCACGCCCATCCTGCAACCCCGGCGATTCATGATGGTTGGCGCCATTCTCATCGACGGTGCCGAGCCATTCTTCGCCAGCGCTGTCGATGAAACTGCCTTGCCCATCCCATAGCCGAACAGGATCATCGGTGAAGTCATAGAACCAGCACTTGCGAACGGTCGCAACGATGTCGGCAATACTTTCCGCCTCGCCCAATATCTCGTCTATCTGGTCATAAAACTCGCTCACGGCACGATCGCTTCGTGCAGGATGATGTTGCCGGGTTTGACGTGGCCGAGGTTGTTATAGGCCGAGCGAATATCGGCGCCGTTGCTGATCCGCCCCGTGAACCATGGGCGCAGATAGCAGTTGTCGCCCACCGCAATGTCGCGGCGCAACGGCGGGGTGACGATTGCGGTGGCAATGTCGCCTACATAGTTAATCTCGTCGACCAGATAGCATTCATAACCATGGCCAATGACGTGGCCGGGGCCGACGATCGGCCCGACGCCGGTCAGGTCGAATTCAACCGTGATCGATCCTTGAAGTCCCGTCGCCGAATAGACGGCGGTGAAATCACCATCCCATTCTTCCTGATTGGACCATGCTTGCCCATTTTCCCACGACACCGCCAGCATGCCGCGCTTTTTGCTGTAGGCAACCTGCGGCGACGGCGCGAGGCGCGCGCGGAAAATCTGGCCCCCGATTTTCGACATGATCCACGACGCAAGCGGCGTATCCCATTCGGTGTCGATGATCGCAGGCTGAATTTCGAGCACCCCAAACCCGCCCGGCTCGGGCGTGATGAACTGCGCGCCGCCGGTGGTAAGTCCGCCATCATAGCCAGTACCAGGCGAGTGGAAGAGCTGGCTTTCGACGCGGAAGGTCGGGAACTGATAGATTTTCACGATGCGACAGCCCCATCCCGGTCATATTCCTGCATCCATCCGCCTAGCTGGCGCTTGACCTCTTTCGCGGTCTCCTGCCCGCCCTGGCGGATCATGGCGATGATGTCGGTGGGCGTGACCGCGCCAGTGATGTGATAATCGTTCTGGACGTTGACCGGCGCGTTGATCGTGCGCGAGCCGCCGCCCATCGCCTGCACCCCGAGCTTGCCGTTCGGGCCGCGGGTGAGCGGCATGATCGCCTCGGGTCCGGCTTCGCCCATCTCGCCCATCTGCGCGCCCTTGGCGAAGCGGAACAGCGTCGGCTGGGTAACAATCTGGTTCGTGAAGGCGCCGCCGTTGGCAAAGCGCATGATCCCGCTGTCGAAGGCGTTGCCATTGGCGTTCTTGTACCCGGCCTTCACGCCCGCCCCCGAATTGGCCGTCGAAAGCCCGCCGCCCACGACTGCGCCGATCAGTTGGCTGAAAAATCCGCCACCCCCGCTGGAATCTCCTAGGTTAAGAAATTTCTCGATCTGCTGATCGAGCATCTTGTCGATGATGCGATTCAGGGCATTGACCGCGGCGTCGCCGAATGCCTTGATTGCATTCGTCCCGTTCCGCGCGCCGTCGAGGAAGTCACGGAAGAAGCCACCAACAACTTCGCGCCGGAATTCAAGCCCTTCCGCCAGCTGGTCGATCTCGTAGCGCTGCCCGGCATAAGCAGCGCCCGCTGCGTTGATCGCCGCAACCTCGGCGGGCGACAATTCGATTCCAGCGCGCTTCGCTTCGATCATCCGCTCGGAGATGTACGCATATTCGATTGCGGCCGCGCCAGTTAGCCCGATCGCACGGCGCTCAAGGTCCATGGCATAGGCCGCGTCCTCGGCGTCCTGCTTGTTCTTCGACATGCGCGCAGCCCGATCGCGCGCCTCAATGTCATCGGATAGCCCGCCCGTAAGATTGCCGCCGACATAGATCGCGCCTTTTGGCAGGGCATCGCGCAGCTTCTTTTCCGCCTCGGCTTCGCGGCGCGCCCGCGCGAGCGCATCGCCGCGCAGCCCGATAAGCTTGATTTCATCGGCAATGGCGTCGCGCTGTTTCTGAATTTCGTCGGTGGTGCCCTTAACGACTTCGGCCATGTCGGCATCGACCTTCGCCGCCGCATAGGCGGCAGCGAGCTTTTCGATCTGGTCGGTGAGCGCAGGCGTCAGTTTCAGCCCAGCCGACGCCGCCGCATTGAGCAGCTTCGTTTTCTGCTCAAGCTCCGCGGCCGCCTGCGCCGACATTTCGACGGCCTTGGCGCGATTCTGCTCGGCGGTGATTTCCGCTTGGGCATTGCGGACAAGGTCGGCAATCTTTTCGGCTTCGGACTTGCCCCCGCCACCACGACTACCCGCGCGGCGCGGCGATGCGCCGCCACTGTCGGGCTTCATGTACTGGCTGGGCAGTTCGGCGCCGTCGAGGACCGCGCGCAGATCCCGTGCCGCCGTCGTGGCCGTTTGCTGCTCATAGGACCGGTTGAGGAAGTCCTGCAGCGCGAAGAATTCCTTCTGCGAAAGCGACTTGCGCTGACGCTCAAGCATCTTGCCCGCTTCCTCGCGGCTGAGACCGCCCTGCGCGAGACCTTCGCCAAGGCTTTGGAACTGGCGCCCGCGGGCCTCTTGCTGGGCAATTCGCATTTCGGTGATCTGCGGGATTTCCTGACCGAAAAAGCCAGCGATGCGACTGCCGGCGCGACCAAGTTTTGTGGTGCGCCCGACGCCGCTATCGCTAAGAGCCGTGGCCGCGTCAGCCTTTGCCTTCACCGCCGCGGCTTCTGACGCGACCGCCTGCATGTAGATGTTGTCGCGGATCGCGGCCGTGTTGCTCTTGATCTTGCCGGTCGAGAGATCGAACATCTGGCCAAGCACCGACTGCGCTGCGCCGAGATTGTCCGATGCGACGGTGACGGCCTTGATGGCTTCGTCATTCTCCCAAAGCTTTGCCACCATCTCGACCAGCGCCGAAACGACCGAGCCGATGATGACGCCGACAAGCCCGCCGAGAATTCCGGCAAGTCCGGTGATGATCGCGCCGGTTGCCCGCCCCGCTACGCCAACTGCAGCCACCTGCGGCGCCGCAACGGCAGCTGCGGCGCCCGCCGATTTGTTCGCCGCCGCCATTCGCTCAAGATTGTTCCGGTAGGCGATGACATGCGCGTCGGATTGCTGCGTCGCCATCGAAGTTCGGGTGACGGCAGTGGCCAGCGCCGTCTGCGCGGTTGCCACCTGCCCCGAGGCGGTGACGATGCCCTGCAGGTGATTGCGATAGGTCACGACATGGGCATTTGCCGCCTGCACGGCAGCCGTGGCCTTGGCGACAGCGCCGCCCGCTTGTTCTGCCGTTTGTGCCGCACGCGCATAGTCCGACGCCAGTTTGGCGGTATTGCCGCCGCCGGATAGCTTGGACCCAGCCGCCGCCGCGCGCTCCGCCGACGCCGTGAACTTGTCGAGGTTCGCGGTCGCGGCGGCGACATCGCCGCTTTCGATTTTCAGGCCAAGCGCTGCCACGTCCATGGCTTATTTCCCCCGTCGACTGGCGGTGGCGCCGCGGAACGCTTCCATCGGCGAGACGGGCGGGGCGTCATCATCTGAGCCGTTGGCCTTCATCAGATAGACCCCGTCGAGCGCGCGAATGCAGATTTCGAAGGTGTCGGCATCCTCATAGCCCCAGCCAGCGACATGGCGGTCGATCGCGCTTGCGGGGATGGGGCCGACGCCGAAGCCGACTTGACGCTCGGTGGAGAGTTTCCAGAAATCCTCATACCAGCCCCCGAACCCTTCCAAAATCTCTGGCGGGTCGAACTGCTCGGGAATTTCAGAGCCTTCCGCGTCCGCCTTCTCCTTTGCCGCCTTCCACTCGTCGCCGTGATCGAGCCACCAGAGAAGCGCGGCCTTTAGTTTCCCGCCGCGTCCTTGGCGGTTTCCCGGATGCGATCGGCAACCTGGTCACCAGCCCATTCGACGGCGCGCCGGTAGGCATCACCGATGCCGAAATCATCGTCGGCGGTGAGGATCGCGAGCGCCTTCTTGGGATCGTATTTCAGCGGCTTGCCATTCTCGGTCGGGCCGTCCCAATCGAGCAGGATGTGCTCCGCAAGCGCCTTGCCGCCAGCGACCGAGAATGCGACGACGCCTTCATCGGTGCGCAGCTTCTTGCCGCTGCGGCGCGCGAGGCCCGCGGTGGCAACGCGGAACGGCTTGTAATTGGTGCTGCGGACCTTGAAGCGATATCCATCCATGTCCGGGATGTCGTCGATCCATTCGCCTTCGTTCAGGTCAACTTTCTTGGTGAGATTGCCAATGTCCATGTTTCGTCTCGCTCGGGCCTGTTCGGGTCTAAGAGCGACGGACGACCCGACATCCGCCGCCCTTAGCTGGTTAGATTTCGACGATGTTAGAATCGACGGCGATGGCCCACGTGCGGAGCAGCGCCGTGTTGGCGGCGCCGCCCTGCTTGGCACCCGGCATCGCGAGACCAAAGAACAGGTCGGTTTGACCCGCGGGCTGCGCGGTGGCGGTGATGCTGGTCGCGGTGGCCGCGAGCGTCGTGGCAATCGCCCCGCCGCCGGGGGTTGCCGATACGCTGAACGTCGTCGGGGTCAGGCCCGCGGCGACGACATAATAGACGGTGTCCTCGGTGAGGCCGGTCGGCATGTTGCCGCCCTCGGCGGTAAAGATGACGGGCGAACCGGCTTCAAGGCCGTGGCCACCCGGCCAGGTGATCACGCCGGGGGTCGCGACGCTGATCGTCACTTCGCCCTCGCTCGCGCAGCCTGCGCCCCATTCGACCTTGAACGCATAGGGCGAGCAGCTTTCGATCGCGTTCTTGAACTTGATCTGGCCTTCGTCGTTCGAATCCGGCGCGAAGGTGTTTTCCATCGACCCGCCGATGCGCGTACCTTTGATCTGACGCTCGCGCCCTTCACCGATGAAGGGCTGGGTGATCAGGTTCTGGGTGTCGCCAAGCGAACCGGATTGCGTCCAGCCGCCGATCTCGGTCCACTGAGCTTCCTGCGCGGTGAAATCCTCCAGCGTAACCGCACCCTTAGGGGCAACCCGCGTCCCGATATAGATCTTCGACCCGTTGACAGCCTGCAATGCCATGTTCCGACGCTCCTGTTGCCCATAGCCGGGCCGCTCCAAAGTGGTGGAACGTTACAACAGAAGGTGGAAGCGCGCAAGAATGTTGCGCGTTCGGATATTATTCGTTCACGGGCTCAATCTTGATGACCTTGAGGCAGTGTTTTTGCATCTTTCGGACGTCTTTAGCGACGCGGCCCGGCCCGATGGGCTTGCGATAGAGGACGCGCAGGGTAGTGACGTCGTTGGCGCGCCGCACCTTGAACGTCATCCACGGCTCCATTTTCTTGCCCCATGGGACGTGCGCGGTCCAATCGATGTCGTTGCCGCCCTCGGCGGGGATGATCGCAGCATCGCCAGCACGGTTCATCTGCCGCGCGATGCACGTCGTGGCGTCCATTAGCGACATGTCGAGCGTGGCAACCTGCCCCCAGTCGCGGTGCGGATAGTCCGGGGTTGCGGATTGCGCTGTGAAGGGCAGGGCGAAGACGGCCAAGGTGATAGTGGTGCGGATCATGGCGGGAAGGTGCCGCAATGCGCGCGGCCCGTCAAATCGACGACCAGAACACCCGAACCACCGTCACCCGATACGCGCCTTCGATAAACGACTGCATAGCCGACGCATCCGCCGTTACGCGCAACCGCGACGGGCCGAACGACATGCAGGTATCAGCCGGGAAGTGGTCCGCGATCTGGCCAGCGATTTCCTTGAGCTGGGTGTGCGTGGTGGCGCGCGCGATCGGCCATTGCACCGAAAGCATCAGCGTTCCCGAGCGGATATGGTCGACGCCGGACATCCCGCGGCTCGACAGGCCGACGCGGGCAGGATCGTTCGGGACGTCGGAGAGCATAATGTAGGGTGCGGGGCCGGTTGCGTCCGTCGGCGGCGTCACGATCGCGCCGGGGTCGAAGCGTGGCATCACGGGGCTGGTGACCAGCGTGTCGATGCGGCTTTTCAATGCCAGCCAGTCGGTGGTCTCGATCGATGGCATTACTTCGCTCCCAATTTCGCGGCCTCGGCCTTGAGGATCGCAGGCCACTTGGCGGCGGTCGCCTCGGCGAAACCGAACCCTGCCTGATTATAGGTGCGGCCAAGACTGTCCTCGCCGATGAACCCGTAATTCTGGCGCCGCGCATAGGCAGCCTGCCACCCGATATAGATGGGCTCGCCGGGCCTGATATTGGCGATGCCGAGCGAATAATCGCCCTTCGCCAGCCCCTCTATGATCTGCGGCGGCTTGTTATCGACAACGACTGAACGGGCGAGGTTGCCAGTTTTCACCGGCACGCGCCCGCCGTTCGGAATCGTCGTCGAAGCCACCTCTGCAAGCGCCTGCACGCTGTTGCGCAGCAAGGCGGTCAGGAGCGCCTCCGTATTCCCCGCCCATGCGGTGGGATCCGTTCCTGACCAGCCGGTTGCCATTTACTTGGTGACCTTGACCTTGGTGTCCTTACCCTCGGCGACAATCGCCTCGGGATCGCCGTTGCCGACCATGGCCAGCGGTGCATCGACGAAACCGCCAGTCGGCTGGCCTTCCTTGAGCCCCAGCTTTTCGCGCAGGACGTCAACGGTCAAACCCGCCGCCTCGGCCATTTTCCCATGCAGGATCGCTTTCCGAATCCTGTCGCAGTTCACGCAGCCCATAATCATTCTCCTCGTTTCAGCCCGTAGGCCCAGTCAATCCGCTGCTCACCTCGGCAACGGCAATTAATGTTGTGCTTCGCGCCGCCCTCGGGGTCGTGCGGGAACAGCATCAGTGTCTCGTCTGGCAGCACGAAATGCGTGTCGATTCCGACGACCTCTTTGCCGTTCATGGCGACGTGCTGGTCGCGGGCGTTCTGATCATCCGGACCTTGATGGATCCAACCCTTGGTCAGCGCCTCGCTTGGCAATCCGGCCTTTGCGAGCGCCTGCCGCGTTGCCTCGGCTCGCGCCATTTCGACGCCGCTGGCAGTCTCGGTGCGCGCAATATCCTCGGCACGCCGCGCAATCAGCCGGTCGGAATATTTCGCGACCATCTCGTTGATCTTGTCGTCGGTCAGGGGGTTGGGCTTGCCTTCCGCGACATCCCGGATCGCGCGCTTGATCTGTGCGTCATATCTCCGATCGCGCCGGGTCATGCCGGTGCCGGGTTTCCACTTGCCTTCCTTGTCGAAGCTGCCGAGCACCTTGATCATCTCGTCAGGGTCGCCAGAGCGCAGGCGCGCGCGCATGCTTTCGGTATAGCCGACCTGTGGCGCGGATAGGCCAATGATACCGCCCTCGCGGCGCCCACTGGTCGGGCTGATACGCCCAGCGATGTCGGTGGCGATCGTCGTCGGGCCTTGTCCCTTCTGGAAACCGTCGGCGATGACGCGGCGGGCGGTATCGATTTGCTCGGCGGTGTAGCCCTCGACACGCGCGGCCGCTTCGGTGCGGATGCGACCCTCGGCGCGGGGATTCGTCATATCGAAGCGGAATCGCAGTTCACCGCCGCCCGGCGCCGCAAGCGTGGGCGGCGAGGGCGGGTCAGCCGGTGGCGGCAAGATAGGCGAGGTGATCGACGGCAGGCGCGTGGTGTCGCGCTTTGGGATTGCGGCACGGCTTCGGGTGAGCTCGTCGGCAACTACCGCGCCAGCCTCGGCGAACCCGATCTGCCGCTCGATCATGTAGCCCGAGAAGGCGGCGCGTTCGATGTTCAGCGCATCAACGGCAGCGTCAACGTCGCGGGCGCGCAACGCAGCTTCCAAGCGCGCGAAGTCGATTCCTTGGCGCAGCGCCGCAATGGCCTGGCGGAATGCATCGCGCAGCCGGGGCTCAAGGCGATCGATCAGGGATTGTAGGGCGGGGGTCATCGGACCACGAATTTCACGGCGCAGACGGTGCCGACGGCAGGGATATTGTTGATCTTGAGCACGGTCACCGGAACGCGGTCCAGTTCGAGCACGTCGCCCGGCTCATAGGCGCCGCCCCATGGGGCAACGATTACCTGTTTATCGGTGGCGACGATCTGGCCGCCGGTTTCGACTGGCGCGCCGATCAGTTCCTTGGCGACGCCCGATGCGGCCCCGTCGAGGGGCGTGACGACGCGAGTGGGGACGGGCGGGGGCGACCACGGATGCGGTCCCGGCGTTCCCGGCGTGTAGCGGACAAGCGCGATCGATCCTTGGCCTAGCCCGCCTTCGCTGGTGGGGGCGAGGAGATCGATGGCCGTCTGGCGCATGTCGGCATAGAATTCGCCCATCAGCAGCCGCCCAGCGTCCAGAGAAAGGCGCCATCGTTGGCGTCGCAGATGAATTGCCCGAGCAGCCCGTCAATCTGGCTGTCGATGAACGACGGGCCGCTGCCGACCCCGTTCTTGCCGTCATCGAAGAATTCGCGCTCAATCGTATCGACCTTCTGGCGTTTTATGCGCGAACCCGCGGCGCCAGCCGACCCGATCAACACCCCTGGCGTTTCCGCCTCAAGCCACGCCGCACGATACGACGCCGTAACCACCGCCGGCGGAATGACATCGTCGGGGATAGCCGTCGTGCAGTTGATCGTCGCCCCGGTGCGCGGCCATGCCTCCTCCTGCATGACGCCGCCGGTGCGCTGCCCGGTCCAATAGCGCTCGTAGCCGTCGACATAGAGGCTTCCGCGCGCGCGAAGGATCGCCGGATCTGGGGCATCCGAAGGCAGTTCATAGCCCATCGTTTCCAGCCACGTCTCGAAACCAGCGTCATCGCCATAGGGCATGTTATTTGCTCCTGATCTTGACGCTGGCGGTGCGGTCGTCGATGCGGCCCGCCGCAGTCGTGATGCGGTTGGTCAGTTCGTACTTCTCGCCCTCGGTCCCGCCGCTAAGCCAGATGACCGCGACCGTGTCGGTGAATGTGTCGCCCTTGTCTGGATCTTTGGTGATTCCAGACGGAACGATCCAATCGGACTCGGCGATCGTGTCACCTTCCAGCCACGCAGCCCAATTGATCTCATGGTCGAGCAGCGCATCGGGATCTTTATCTGGCCATTTCAGCATTATCTTTCGCCTTCGCGCACGATTATTTCAATTCCTTATCATGCTGCGACACGTATCGCCATAGGGAGCGAGATTGAACGGGGTTCGGCTGGGACAGTGGCGGTTCGCGGTTCCGCGAGGATTGTGATCAATCGAGGTTCAGGAGCGACGGTTGCCGCGCGGGTTTCTGAGGCGACAGATGCCGCGCGCCTTTCCGCAGGGATGCCGATCGAGCGCTCGGCGGGCGTGTCGACCAGCACATATTCGAGCCCGACAATCGCCCCGCTCGACACCGCCACCCCATTGAGCGTCGCCATGACGAGCCGTTGACCGTCGATCTGGCTTGATCCCGCGCTCGCGCCAGAAAGCGCCGAAGCATTGAGCAGCGCCCCGGAAACCTGCCCCAAGCCGACGCCAGCACCCGCCAGCGCAGCCGAAACCGACGCCGCGCCGATCGCGAGGCCGGATGACGACGCCATCGCGGCAATTGCCGCTGTCCGAACGCCAGTGCCGACGATAACACCTTGACCCGCGGCGGATGCTGACAGGCTCGCGGCGACCACCTGGCGGCCAACTAGGCTTGCGCTTGACGACCCCGCCGATGTCAGCGCGCCAACAACAGTCGTGTTCGATGCCGACGAAATGGAGGCTGCACCCGAGCCGGTGACCGACAAGTCTGAGACCGAGGACGCGCGCCCGGTTACCGCGCCGCTTCCCGTTGCCGAAGCCGCAAGGATGGCGGGGCGAATGGAATTGCCCCCGACGGCGCATGTCCCGGTGGCTGCGGCGGACACCGCGGCGGATGCCGACGATAGGGCAACGATCGATGCCGCGCCTGCCGCGGCACCTGCGCACGCCCCCGCGCGAGTTGATCGCCCATCAACGGAACCGCTGCCCACTGCTGTGCTGGTAAGCGCCGCCGCAGTCGATGTTGCACCCGCGACCGCCGCCGAGCCTTGACCCGCCCCCAAAACCACCCCCGCCGAGACGACAACCGATGCGCCAGCAATAGAGCCCGCACCCGATGCCGATGCCGTCAACGCAGCCGAGACGATGCCCCGGCCAACTGCGGCCGCCGTTCCGGTCCCCGATGCGCTGACAGTCGCTTGCGCCGTTGCGCGGCCCGTTGCGCTGCCTGATCCGGCAGCGGTGGCCGTGGCTGGCGATGAGGCCGTGCGCTGGCCTGTGATTGATCCTGAGCTGGTTGCGGCCGCGGTGATGGCGCCTGAGCTTCCGCCGCCCGCAGCATTCTTGACCGCTACGGTAATCCAGCAATATGCCGAACTCGCCGCCTGCGTTGCCGTCGTGGCGCCCGTTGCTCCCGCCACCAGCTTTTCGCCGGTATAGATCGCGACACCGCCGCCCGTGCCAGATGTTGCTCCATTGTCGAACCGCTCGGCAAGATTGCCCAGATTCGCATTTGCCTCACTCGACCAGCTTGCCCCCGATGCATCGCGGTCGGTTGTTACAAAGGTCAGGACAAACTGATCATCACCGTCCGTCGTTACGCCGGTAAAGCTTCCGCTTGTCGAAGCGGCGGCGTTTCCACCAATGCTGACGCCGATGTCAACATCTGCGCCGCTATCGCCGCGAACGACAACCCCGGCAGCATATTGCACATCGCCGCTGTCGCCGATCGTAACGGACCCCTCGGTCCCGTCGCTGACTTTGGTGAGAACGGTGCAGCGAACACCGCCCGCTGCGCCAGCAGTACCGCGTGAAGGCGTCCCACTGTCGGGCGTAACGACTGTCCAGCCCGAGACGGCGGGAACAGCTTGGTTCGCCGTCATCACCACAATGAACAGCCGATCATCCGCCGCGCGGCCCGATGACGCAAAGCTGATCGGGACGGTCCCTGTCCCGCCGCCGCCCGTGCTGACCCCTACATAGGTCGGACCCGCATAGACGGCGAAATCAACGGCATAAACCGTGGTGTTGGTGAAAGAGAAGCCGGTGGCGGTGTAGCTCGATAAAACCACTGAGCCGAAATCGAACGATCCCGCACTAGTGTATATGGTCCCATCGACATTAAGGGGCTTGCCGTTGACTGCCGCAAAGCTGCCCGCAGCCGTGTAGAGGGCAATCTGGTTTGGAGTGGCGCTGTCGGTGAATATAGCGTTGACGGTCGCCCCGCCGAGCGTTCCGGTGAAACTACCGAATGCTGGCCCCTGCGAACCGTCGCTATAGCCTGTTGCAGTACCGTCAACGCCTGCCGTTAATGTCGCCACGGGCTATCTCCCGCCCGTCAGGGAACCGAGCGACCGAACAGCGCCCGAATCGACCGCGCCTTGGTGTCGGCAATCAGCCCCGAGACATAGCCAGGGTCCGTGCGCCCCGACGCATAGGCATCGGCCACGACCTCGGCGATGTCGGCCTCGACGATAGGCTTGGCGTCCTCCATCCCCTTGCGGTTGAGCACCGAAATCAGCACCCCCTCGACGACACGCGGATAAAGACGCTCGGCAGACGGTTTCAATTCGTCGGGCAGACCAGACGGAAGTCCGCGCTCGCAAAGCCACCGGTGCGAATAGGCGCGCGCCTTCAAGGTCAGCCCATCGACCGCGGTGCGCGTGTGGTGCATCACGACCTCGGCATCGTCGCGCGTCTCAGCTTGCGGCAGATGCGGGGTGTGCGCGCGCGAATAGGCTCGGCAACCTTCGACGTCTCCCGCTTCAAGCAGGTTACGGAACTCGGTTGCCGACACGATCAAACCAACTCGTCGGGATCGGGCAGCGGCTCGGGATCGGGGCAGGTCACGCTGATCTCGCCCGATGCGTTGACATCGACCGAGCCGACGACCGTTTCATCCTCGCCGGACAGGAACACGATGCGCGTCACCATGACATCACCAGCGTCAAAGGTCGCGGCATCCGACTTGTCGGACTTTCCCTCGAACGCGACCTCATCGACCGCATATTCCTGACGAACGCGGCGGGCCTTGAGCGTGGCGGGATCGACCTCGACCGCCTTTTTAGTCGCAGTGGCCGCGGTATAGGCGCGGTAACGATCGAATTTCATGGGCTGGGCTCCTTAATCGAGCGAAAAGGCGGTGGCGGTGGAAAACTGCGGCGTGATGCCGTTGCCGGTCACGATGTTCGGCGAGACGGCGCCCTTCATCCAAATGTCGGACGAACCGCCGCCAGTCTTGCCGACCGATCCGTGGGTGATGGTGCCAGATCCGCCAGTGCCAGCCGGGAATGTGATCGCAGCCACCGGGGTCACGGTGCCGCTCGATTCTGTCCAGCCGCCGGTCGTGCGCGCGACGTTGACGCGGGCATAGCTGGTGTACGCGATTTCGCTGGTCGATTGGGTGCCGGTTTCGCCCGGGTCCGCCGTGTGACCGGCGACGCTGATATTGGTCTGCGGGGTCGAGGCGGCGTTGTCAGCCATGTTCGCCCATGCCACGGCCTGAAAAATCAGCTTCATAATTGCCGTTTCGGCGGTGTTCGAAAATGACATTGACGTCGATCCTTACGAAAAAGGGCGGGCGTTTAACGGCCCGCCCAATCGCCCCAGGAGAAGCGGGAATGTTATTCGGTCGGGCGCTTGGCGTCCGGTGCGGCGGATTCGATTGCTTCGCGGGTCACGGCCTTGCCGGTCAGTTCTGCGACGGCTTCGACGGCAGGCAGACCAGCCTTGGTCCAATGTGCTTCGTTCTTGGCGTCGAGAAGGCCCACCGCAGCCTGAATTTCGTCAGCCTTGGCCGCTTCGTCGCCGCCGTTGCCCAGCTTGGCCAGTTCAGCCTTGAGGCCGTCGACGGTCGCGAGAGCGGCCGCCAAATCCTTCTCGGCCTTGTCCGCGCGATCGTTCACCGATTTCAGCGCCTTCGCATGTTCAGCCTTGAGGCCGTCGATGTGTTCCTGCGCCTTGGCGATAACCTCGTTGCGAGCCTTGCCGACGTCGGTCTCATCGCCTTCGTTGATGATCAGCTCGGAACCCTCGACAGGTCCATCGCCGACGACGACGGCGCGGCCAGCCCAACCAGCCGGAAAGTCAGCTTCGGTGTCGAATTCGAACCCGATCGGGTATTCGCCGCTCGGGTTCTCCTCGGTCGGCTGACCGTAGATACCCGAGCCGGTGATGCGGATGCGTTTCGTCATGATGCTCTCCGATCAGACGCTGATGCTGTAGAAGACGCCCGAGCGGTTGTTGTAATCCGCTCGGATTTCGAGGCCCATCGCGCCGGCGACATCGAACTGATAGTTCGCGCGCGGACGGTCGCGGGGGATGGCGGTCGTTGCGACGGCCATGCCGATGAGCGGGCGGATATATTCGGCGCTCGGGACGAAGGCGAAGAACTCGTTGCCCGAAAGCTCGAAGGTCACCTCGATCGCCTGAATGCGACGATTGGTCTTGAGAAAGTCCATGATCGTCCCGGCCTTGAAGCCAGCCGAGCCCGAATAGGTCTTGTCCCATGCTCGTGCGATTTCCGGCGACACAAACAGGACCACGCCCTGCGCGATATAGTTCGCATCGAGCGCCGCACCAAAAACACCCGTGAAGAACGCGTCCAGCGCATCAGCCGTAGCGGTCGTCAGGTTGATGTTCGCGCCGCCTGCGCCGATGTTGATCGACTTCGACAGCGGATGGGTGCGGATGCCGTAGCCCGTGTAGCCCTGGAAGACGACGGTCGCGTCGCCGTTCAGTGCATAGAGCGCCTGGTCGCGGCGGATCTTGGCGGTGTGCGCTTCCTGATCGTCGGAAAGTGCGTCGAAGTTCTCCGACTGCAGGCTGTTCCATTCGCGCCATTCGCGACCAAAGGCCGTGTGAAACATCGGAACGACCGTGCCGCGGTAGTCATAGACGACCTTATCGAGCGGCACCGGCACCTGCCCCGACATGCTGCGGATCACCGTGCCAGCATCCGAAGAGACGCGATTCAGGTGAACGAGCTTGCCGATGTTCACCGGCTTGGCCAGCGGCATCAGGTAGCGCATCCAGACTTCGCCTTCATCGGCGCGCATGACGCGGCGGGTAATGGCGTCCATGTCGAGCCATGCGTCGCGCGGCAGGACCGATGCGGCGTTGCCGATCGATGCCATGCCGTCCTCGTTGGCGTGCCAGAAGTCGCGGTCATCGTTGACCTCGTCGAACCAGACGCCGTGCTGGCGGGGGTGGTTGGCAATGAGCTGCTGATCGAAATAACGCATCTGTGTGGCCCCTTATGCCTTGACGATACCGGGCTGCGCCTTGCGAGCGCGAACCAGCTGATCGGCGCCGGAAGCGTTGTTGTAAGCCTCCTCCGCGATCATCTTGACGTTCTGGCCCGTGGTCGCGAGCGTGAACTTGCCGGACGAATGCACGGCCAACTCGGAGCCGCGCGCTACGTTGACGCCGGTCGGGACCCGGACGTTGAAGAACTGCTCATCGAGCGGCTCCATGCCAATGATGCGATCGTTGGCAGGCCACGCCGTGTCGACATCCTTGAGCGCGAGATAGTTATCCTGCGCGATGTAGATCTTTACGGCGGCGTTGGCGCCTGCCTGGGCGAAGTTCGCGCCGCTCTCGATCAGGGCGGTGCCGGGCAGGACTGCAGTGGTGCAGATCCGCTCCTGAACCTGCGGCAGGTTCTCCGAAGCGGGGCCGGCGAAAATTTTATTGAAGCGTGCCATGCTAGCTTACTCCCCCTTCGGCGCGAGCGCCGCGCGATCGGTCTTGGCCGTCGGGTTGAACGCGCCATTCAGGCGGTGAGCCGGAAGCGGAGCGCGATCTTTCGAGCCAGCGAGCAGCGCATTGAGCACGGGCGCGGGCGAAGCCTTGGCCAGTTCCTCGGTCAGCAGTTCGGCCTCGACAACCTGATTGACCAGCGCGGCATGTTCCGCATCGGCCTTGTCCTTGTCGGCCTTGGCCTGCGCTTCGAGCGCATCGGTGACGGGCTTGAGCGCGTTGCCGACTGCGGTGGTGATCTTTTCGTCGAGACCGGCGACGGTATCGGACAGCGCCGCGACCTTCCCCGAGAGTTCGTCAAACTGCGCCTTGTCCATAGCGTCCTCACTTGTGTTCAGGGCAACGCCCTCGGTTGTTTCGGGCGTCGGGTCACCCTGAACTAGGTCGGTGATATACGTTTTGATGCGCTCGATCAATGAAATTTGTTTCTTTCGTTCAACACCGCGCAACATACTTTCAATCGACCATCCGATGTCACGATCGATGTCGTCGGTGAGCGAGCAGTTGATGACGTCGATTTTGCCGCCGTCCTCGGCTTTGGCGGCGTTCACCATCAGGCCAACGCCCTGCGCCGGGGTAGCTGCGCCGTCCTCGCCGACGAGGATCGCATCGTGGTCGAAAACGATGTCGGAGGCGTCCCAATCGGCCTCGTCATCGTTCTGCACCGCGGTCAGCATGCAATAGAGGCCGGTCGACGAATGGATCGGCTCACCCTTTTCGATCGCGGAGAGCACGGTCTTGCCGCCGTCGAGCTGATTGGCGAAGGCGACGTCGATGACCTTGTCGACGAACACGCGGCCATTCTCGCGGCGGACGTTCTTGTTCCAGGCGCCGATGAAGCCGCGCACCAGTCCCTCGGGATCCTTGGCGGACACGAATGCGCCCTCAATCGTCGGGTGACCGAGCGGGGCAGGCGTGTTTTCGAGGCTGCCGAATGCTTTGGCGATCTCATCTGCTGGATAGCGGACGCGATTCATGATGATGCCGTCGGGCATGGTAGCGCTCGGGACGACGATGTAATCGCGGCCGTCGCGGCGCTCGCGGCGGATGGCGCTGTTGTCGATCGCGTGGCGGACGTTGACGCGGACTTGTTTGGTCATTTTGCACCCTTTCGGCACTCGGCCTGACATTTCTCGATGACGCCCGCCAAGGTCGGCATGTCTTCCGTCTCGACTTGAAGTAGGGTCGTGTTGTGCGTGAGCGCGCCAGCATCCCGGTAACTGTAACCGGCATCAGTCAAACTCCGCCGAAAGACGGGTAGTTTCCAGTTATCGACGGCGATCCCGGCTTTCATGTCCCGACCTTCTCGCCGGTGCCGTCCCAAACGAACTCGCCATCGGGACCGACGGGAAAATGCGTGCCGCAGCCGCAACAGAACGTGCCGCTGTAGAAATTGGGGTCGCGGGCATAGGTCTCGGCAAGCGCAAGGCCCATCGTGGTTTTCACGCCGCACTTCTGGTGAATGTAGGACTGCCGCACGGGGCGAACGAAGCCCTTGGCGCGCTCCTCGTCGGAGAGGACGACATAGGCCTTTTGCTGGCCAGCGCGGGGACCACAGTCGATGATCTCGCGATGATCAGGGGTGACAGGCGAGCCGTCGGTTAGGGTGGTTTTGGTCATTCAGTCACCTCGTCATCAGCTTCATCATCCGGCACGACCTCACTCGGCCCATCCTCGGCCATCTCAGCCGCACGCGCCTCTTTCTCGGCCAGATACTCGGCAAAGCCCTCGACCTCGTCGGCGACCTTGTACCCGGCCTCTTCGCGGATCTCGTCGGGCAGGAAGACGAGTTCGGTTCCGGCTTGCTGGTTGATCGTCGACATCTTGGCCGCGCGATCGAGCTTGTCGTCGGGGGATGCTTCGAGGAGGGACGTCCAGCCGATGGTCCAGTCCTTGGCTTCCAGCACTCCCCACGCGACCAGCCGGTCGATGAAGTCCTGCAGGATTGGCATGACGCGGTTCTCGCGGCGCGACATATTGGTCTCGGCCCAGCCCTTGGCGTCCTCGGTGCTGGCGCGTTCGCCGGTGACATTGCCGATCAATTCCTTGAACGGGATTTGCATCGAGGCTGCGAACGATTGCACCGCCGATTCCCAGAACTCTTTGGGCTGCGGCAGGGTGATGGTGAGAGGTTTGGCCTGAAACCCGCCGAGCATCAGAGCATTGTCAAACCCCGATTGGAATGCCTCAACCTTGTCGTTCAACTGGTCTTTGACATCCTCGACGCTGGCGGCGCCCATGCCGCGGCGGATGTCCTCGGGCGAAATGCCCTGCGGCGCCTCGATGATCGGCGCACCGCGCGACGACTTCCAGAAGCCCTCGGCGCCAGCGCCCTTGATCTTTTCGGCATCGCTGACATCGTTGTACCCCGGCTCAAGTGCCGAGCGGCAATTGAGGGTGCCGTCGCCCGACCAGATGAGCACGCGGTCCCGGTGGATGCGGATCTGTGACTTGCCGACGTTCTGCGGATTTCCTACCGCCTGCTCGTCGAACTGATAATAGAGCGGCTCGCCATAGGTTTCGCTGGTCTCGACAGCGTCCCATTCGATGGGCTTCAACTGGTCCTGCCAGGCGGGGATGATGCCGACGACGTTCTCGATACCTTTGCGGACGCGCACGACCGGCTGGCTGAGCGGTATGCCATCGCGGAGCAGGATGATCGCCCCGGCATATTCGCCCACCATTGACCGGCGATCGGCGTCCATGAACGCACGCCAGATTTTGCGCTTGGCGAAATGCTTGCGGATCGCCTCCTCGGCGGCGCTTTCGGCGGGCTCTTCCGACTCCCACAGCGCGGGCATGGTCGCCCACGTCTTCCCGATCGTCTTGTCGACGGCGGCAGCCGCGAGACCGGAGCGGCTGTAGAGCCGATAGAAATGCTGGAAACAGAGCTCGGCTGGCCAGCCATAGTCGCGGCCATAGTCGTGCTTCGTGTTGAGACCATAGGCCCACGGGAACGCACGCGCGAGCCGGTCGCGCACAAAACTCGATGCGTTTGCCAAGAGAGAACCGTGCGCCGCCATGGCATATCGTTACGCTATGTTGCGCTGTGGCGCAATAATGTTGCGTGGCTACATGAACCAGCCTGACGGACCATGATCCACCTTCGCATAAGCCATCACCACAGCATCGGCGAGGTTGTGCGACGGGAAGCCGCGCGTCTTGAGTGATTTCTTGCTCTCGACCTTCATCCTGCCATTCACGCTCTCGCGCCGCGGCTGTGACAATTCTCCCTGCAATTTGGTCCGCAGCTTCGTCGGAAGGCCCGTCGGGATCGAGATCAGCTGTTCGGGGTCATAAGGCAGCCCATTGCGCGCCTGCCAGGTGTTGCGGAACCGATCGCCGAGCGTGCCCCATCCTTGCGCCTTGAGGTTGGCGAACATATCGCCGTGCGTCTTACCTGGTTGATACTCGCGATCGGGATCGGTCGGGCTTTCCGATGCTGTCCAGCCGATATATTCGGTTTTCCGCGGCGGGTTGGCTTCGGCCTCTAGCCGCTGGAATTCCCCCTTCACCGATGCGCCGACGCCGATGTCATCGATATGCAGCGTGTCCAGCCCCTCGCGCATGACGATCGGGTGAGCATAAGCCGCCGCCTTGTTCGGGTTTTCGTCCTGCCACTCCTCTAGCCCGGCAAGCACGCAGCCATAGCGCCATGCCAGCGCGTTCGGGTCGTTCGATTTCGGGGCAATGACGTCGCCCTCGACGCCGCCCGATATGTCCATGCCCCCGATCTTGCCGCCGCCCATGGGGAAATCGGGGATATGCAGGTGCGCGTCCAATGAAGCCTCGACCCATACCGGCTTGATGATCGCCAGCGCATTGTCGGCCACCGGCTCGCCTAGATAGACATGCCGAAATAGCTCGGGATCGGTGACGCGCATCAAATCGGCGTCGTCGGCGAGTTCCTGGGGGAAAAACGGGTTGTCGGTGTAATTGACCTTGAGCACGATCGCGTAGGGCTTGCCGTGCAGCGTGGCGGGATAGATCGGCTCGACGACGAAAGCCTGATAGATGAAATCGAGCGGAGATGCCGGGTTGAAGCAGACGATGATTTCGCTGCCAGCCTTACGCATCGTCGGTACCAGCGCGTTCCAGCTATCCTTGGTGATGCTCTCGCCCTCGTCGATGAAGGCACAATCGAAATTCGAGAACCCCTTGAGCTTTTGGTTTTGCAGACGCTTCGATGATGCGCGGATGCCCGAGAATTTGAACACGCCGCCCGATGATGGGCAGGATATTTCGGTCTTGGTGATGTCGAAGAAGGCGCTGAGATTGCGGCGGTCAATTTCCTCGACGATCTCCTGATAGCTGCTCTCGGCAATCGCCTCCATCAGCTCACGGAAACAGACAACGCGCCAGCCAGAATAGAGCACGTTGTTGACGAGGATCGTGATGACCGTGCGCGTCTTCGAACTGCCGCGGCCGCCATACGACACCTTGAAGCGCGCCGGCTGCAGGAACGGGTGGAAGATCGCGGGAATCGGGCATTCGAATATCGGCCCGCCGTTGTGGCCTATGCCGGGGGCTTCTGCGGTCAGGTCGTTGGTGAAACCGGTGGCGGGGCTCATTCGTGTCCGTCGCTCACCTCTACGCCCATCGCGCGTAGCTGGCGGCGCAGGCGGTAAACCTCGGGTAGGTTCGGAACGGAAAGATTACTCTCGACGCCTATGGCGGCCGCTTGCTTGATCGCGCACGGCCCGCAACGCGCCGTTTCGCCGTATTCCCAGCATGCGCCGGGCGTGGGGCAGATGCCCTCCACATCATCACGCCAGAGAAGGCGCTGCGGATCGGTCAGTGTGCGGCGTTCGCGGTCAGTGAGTTCGGTCAGTTTCACCAATCGCCTCCGAAATCAGCCACTTCGACGCACTCATGACAGAGTTCGGGGGTTGCCATATCTTCGGGAATGTATTCTTCGCCGCACCATTCGCAGCAGACGAAATCATCATCCATTGCCGCTCACCCCTTCTGTCCGCTCAACCAGCTTGTAGGTCGGTTCCTTCGGCGTCATGCTGCCGTCCGACGAGCGCAGATCATGCTTGTCGATGATCAACCCATTGAGTTTTGCCGCATCCATCAGCGATGCGCGCGCTACCGACAGGAGCGGAGCATCGGTCGCGGCTTCGCCCTTTGCTGCAATCGCGAGCAGCCGTTCAGTGATGTTTTCGACGGTCACCCCGGCCTTTTCGGCGGCACGTTCCTGCAGTTCGACGAGGCGCGCGCCTACCTTTTCATTTCCTTTCAAGCGGACAGCGTTGCCGTCGTTCTTTTTGTAGCCTGCATTCACATAGGCTTCGCTGGCACTGACGCCCTTCGCGAGTTCCTGCGCAAAGCGTTCATGGCGTGCGTTTTTGATCGGTCCGCTCATATCGTCTTCACCAATTCCACCACCTGCGCTTCGTTGAATCCCTCGGCGATGTAGGCGAGAAACAGCGTGCGCTTGCTGTGAGCGATGTTCGCCGCCTCATTGGCCAGTGCGACCCATATCGCAGCTAACTCGCGCGCACCGTCGGCGGGATTCGCTTTGGGCGGTTCGGGGCGGTTCAAATCTTTCACGCCCCCGGCCCCGCAACATCAGCCCAATGGGTCGGAACAATCGGGCGGTTGGTCTCGACGCCAACCCAAAATCCGCCAACCCATGTCGAACCGTTCCAGTCACCACAGAACCAGCGCCCGAAAACGGGTGGGCCAGCGCACAAGAGAACCTCCCGGCCATCCTTCATTTCGTCGGGCAATTCATCAATCGGCCTAAAATCTGCGGTGATCGCCTTGATAAAATCCATCCGACGATGGCTCACCTTGGCCATTTTCGACACCTCTAAACGGATCGGCTCGCAGTCGGGAGGAGGGATATCGGCCCAATGCGTCACGCCAGATAGCGGCCATCCGGATTCACACCATCCGTGCAAGCCCCAGAAGCCGACAGCCGCACAGTCGTAATCGCGAGAAGCGTCTCGAATCCAAAGCAACAAGTCTCGCCCGTCGCATCGATCCTCGGGAAGGCTGTCAATGTCGCGCCAATCGACACCCCCGGTCGCAGTCGGTTCGGTATTCCCGGCGCCCATCATCCTGACCACGTCGGATTTGGTGATAATCCCTTTTATTGATGTAGAGTTCATTTCGGTCCCTTCTCGAAATATTGCCCGTGGAAGGCGTAGCCACCAAGCGGCAGGACGGTGACGACGGTGTGATCTTGAACGACGGCGCGGTGGCCGCTGGGCAGGATGACCGAGCATCGACCGAGCGCGGCGGCGCAAAGGAATGCCCGAGACGACAGCGCGCGCTCAGCTTCAGCGTCATCGACGTTGCGGACGCGCTCGCGGTATCGCTTCACGGCATGGGCGGAGACGGTGAGATTAACCACTGGCCTGACCTCCCGATTTGAGAAGGTCGCGAACCTGTTTCTCCCTGCGCACGTCGGCAGGATTCCTGACAATCCCTTTGCTGTCGTGCCAAGTCAGGCTGTGGCGCAGGAACCAGTCGGCGGGCAGTTCGAAAATGCCGCCGTTGACGAACGGCTCAAGGTCGCGCGGGTTTTCGGCGAGATGTCCGATAATTCCCCCCGCCGTTTCCATCGCGCCGACACCGGCCTGTTGACCAAACGCAGCGGCGCGCATGGCAATCAGTTCGATCACAGCTTGGGCATCATAGGTTTTCACGCCGCCTTCTCTTCAAACTCAGCAATCGCAAAAGCATCATCGCTCCGCCGCCAGTTCGCCCACCACTTCGCTGCGCGGTACGGACTGACCTCGCCGTTGCGGTAGCGCACGCGAATCTCGGCATCGGGGAGGACGGGGCGCGAGCCTTCGTTACGCATCCATGTCACCGGCCTGCCCTTTCAGTTTGGCAATGAGCTCGCCCATCATCGAACCGACCTCGGCGGATTCATCGGGGCGGCGCTCGTTGCGATCGGGGCGGGCAAGGCGCGGCGCGTTGCGGTTCGACCATGCGGCTTCCTCGCGGGCCAGGCGCTTGCGATAGATGTCGGCAACCTCCTGGCTTTCGCGGACGATGGTCGGGACCAGCTTGGCCGGGTGCTCGACGATGCGCTGCGCTGTTTTGCAGGCGTCGCGAAAGGGCTGGGCAGGGATATCTCGCACGACGGCCCATGCGGCCGAGAGCCACAGCGCCCGCTCATCGTTCGACATGCCCGAGGGCGCGCACAGGGTCAGGCATACGCCCAACTCCCCAATCGCTGCTTGGCGGTCGAGGGGCATCGCGTCCGTCCGCGCCGCCAGTAAGCTCGATGGCTCGCTGCATGGCGTCGAGGGTGGTTGGTTTCCGATACTGGTGGGCTGGCTGGCCATTTCCCTGATCCTTGATTTCGAAGAGGCCTCGGTAACTGCGGAAGGTCGATTGGTTCAGCACGGCGCCGGGCGGGTGGCCGTCCTTGGCGAGACGGGCGAGTTCACCGACGGCGAGGCGCTTCCCGTGATCGGTCATCGGGTGGCCGATCTTGACCCTCATCGCGACGAAGCCATCCCATTCATCGACAGGAACCCAGTCAGGGCGGACAAAGGGCTCGGCCTTTTTCCGGGTCGAGCGCGCAGCGCGCGACGTAGAGGGAGAAGCTTTAGCTTCTTCCTCTATGGTTATCTGGTTCCCTTGTTCTTTAGTTGTCCGATCGCTGTCCGATCGCTGTCCGGTTGGTTGTCCGGTTGCCTGTCCGGCATCCTCCGCGATGTCCTGATATTTCTCGTAATTACATATGGTTATGATCGATCGCCCATGTCCGGTTGCCCGTCCGATCATCTGTTCGGTTTGCAACCGGGTCAAAAACCGCTCGACGGCGCTCTGCGACCACCCCCATGCGGTCGCGAGTTGCGAGCGGGACACGCAAAGCTGCCCGCGCTCGATCGTCATTGTCGAGCCCGACACATTGAATTTCGTCGGCTTCCAGCACGCTTTCAACACGAGCCACGCCCACGCGCCAAAGCGCGAGCTATCGCCCACAAACAGAGGGTGATCGGTCGCTTCGCGGTAAAGGACGGCGAAACCACTCACGCAGCCTCTGCCCCCACGCTCGCACGCCACCGGCGCATCTCGACCTCATACTGCCCTTCGATCAGCGACCGTGCCTCGGCCGCGGGAAAGCGCTTGGTGTTCAGCAGGTGCAGATAGTCCGCGCGCAGATGCGGCGGGCACCACGCCAGTTTCGTGGCGCTGCTCTTCCGGCCTGCCCGTGCGCGAACTTCTGGCGCGCGTGAGGCGATGCTGCCGAGCTCCCAAAATCTCCCGTCCTTGAAGTGCTGGGTGCGCCTGGCGTTGATGTCGGGATCATCGCCGAGAGCGCGTGCGCGGCGGCGCAGGCCGTCGAGGAATTCGGGATCGATCGCGTGCTTGCGGGCGATGCCTTCGCGCTGGCGCTGGCGGACTTCGGGGCGCGACAAATTGAATGCAGAGACATGACGTCGGCAGTACCCCGTCTTGTTGTACCGCCCGAGCGGCGTGGAGCAGGTGTGGCAATTCTTCATGCCGTGACCCTCGCATCCTGAACCGGGCTACGGGAGAGGGCAGCGGCGCGCACATCAAGGCCGCGGTCCTTGCGCTCGCGGCTTACCCAGCCATGCGCGACCAGAAACGCGGCCAGCGTGGTCAGCGACCGGAAAACGCCGCATAGATGTCCATTGGCGTCGAGATCGTTCAGTTTGCGGAACTGGTCGATCGACACCGCTGACATCGCCTTGATCTCGGCGCGGCAGACGCGGCCCGCATTCGGACCTATCCCGTCGATGATCAGGTCGGGATAGCCGGTCGCCACCCCTTCCTGCACGGCGCGCCCGCGAGCAGCCTTGCTCGGCGTGTAAGTGCCGTTCGGGACCGCAGCGACCATGCACGGCACCAAAAGCGGCAGACTGCCGACGATGCTCGCCTGTATTGCAATTTCGGACACATTGCGGCCATAGGTGCCGCTCGCGACATTGGGCTCGTCGAAATGCCACGGCGCCGCGCGGCAGTCGGCAATAGGGGCGCACTTTTCGGTCATGCCGCCTGCCACCCGAGCGGCGCGGCAATCGCAGCGCGAAACCGCGAAATGCAGCTGTTCTTCGTCCGCCCGAGCGTGTTGGCCGCGCGCTGGAATGACTTCCCCTCGGCGATCATCTCCGCGAGGCGGTCGGTTTCGTCATCGGACCATGCCCGTTGCTCGACGAAGCGGGGTTCACCATTGCGCATATTCTTTTGTCCTCACGATCTGGCTTGATCCTCGGGGCGGACGCTTGGCCCGCCCTCCGGTCACGTCAGATGATTATTCAGGGGCGCCGATCAGCAGCGGCAGGGCGGTTTCGTCTTTGACGCGCTGGCAGGCCTGATCGAACGCATGGTCGAAAACGAGATCGGCCCGCCAAAGGTCGTACCAGAACGAAATCCCGTCCGGCTGCTTGCGGTAGCGAAGGCGCGCGGCGATTCGATAATAGCCGTCGTGGGCAAAGACCGGGATGCAGATGACGAACAGCCCCGGCACGTCGACCGGTTGACCGGCGGCATCGGTGTGCTCGCTTTCGAAGCGGATCACGCCTTCGCCCGACGATGGATTATGCGCAGATTTGACCGTGCTGGATTCGTGGATTTGTAGGTTCCGCGAAAGCTCGATCAGCTTCGACGGCGAGGCGATCTTGTCGAGGCCGGTCGCGCCAATGAACCGCTGGATGTCTTCGTTCAGGGCATCGACGCTTTCGACAAGGTCGATATCGTTGACGCGCTCCTCAAGGAACTGCGCGAATTCGACCATGTCCATTTTCTTGCCGTCGAACTTCATCCAGATTTTCCACTCGTCGGAGAGCGGAAAGCGGAAGGTTGTCCGGTGATCGCCAAAGCGCGGCGTGCCGTCGGCGCCGGTATCATGATAGTTCAGCACGGCGGTAAGGCCGGGCGCTTCGCGATCGTCCTTGGCAAAGATAACGGTGTCGGCATTCTTGAACCGGGTGACGTGGTCGATGAAGGATTCGAGGCGCGTCATTGCCGCGGTCCCCGTGCGGCGTTCGGGATGCGTCAGATATTCAGCGAAAGCCGACTTGGGGACGACGCGCAGGCCATCCTTGCCGATCACCGCGGGAACGGTGATGCTCGGGTCGGCGGGGTGCGGAATGCTGGTCAGAGTCGGTTTCTGATATTCCTCGGCCGCCTTGTGGGCCTGCTCGATAGTGGCGCCGATGTCTCTCGGCTCGGTGGTGGCGGTGTTCATGGTCGGATCCTTTTTCAACGGCGATTAGTTGCGGACTTCGCGGCGCGGGGTGACGTCGCGGACGGTGCCGAACAGGTTCCCCTGGCGCGGCTTGTTCGGCGTGAACTTGTTGTCATCGGTGACCCAGCCGACCGACTGCTTGCGCTTCTCGACGGGCTTCTTGATCGCGTGCGTGGCGGCGAAGACGTAGAAGCCGGCGGGGTCGCGCGTGATGTCGACCTTGATCGTAAGCTGCGCCTTGAGCTTGCCCTGCCCGGTGTCCTGCGCCAGCTGCTCAAGCTCGGCGGCGAGTTCGTTCAGGTCGAACGCAACGTCGGCGTCGAACTGGCCGTCTTCCTGCATGCGGATGAAGTCGGCGAGGCTATGCGCGGCAGGGAGGCGCGCGCCGCCGTCTGCCGCCGTCTGTTCGAGGATTTCCCCCGTTTCTTGATCGATGATGTCCAATTTTCTTCTCCTAGGTATTCAGTGGGCCGTGTTTCGTGTTCCGAGGCGCGGCCCGTCCGCCCCGGCGAATTTCAGTCAGGTCGCTGTTGAAGCGGCGCCGCCAGATCAGGGCGGCCGATTTGCTTGGCGAGCGCGATCGTCGTCTCGCGGATCTTGGCGCGCTCACGGTCGGCTTTGACGAGGGCGCCGGTGCGTCCGGCTTCGGCGCAGGTGGTGGGCGCGGGGCGGCGATGGGTGAAGGGCCAGATCATGCGGCCACCGCGTCGAACAGGCTGCCAGCCTTCGCCTTCAATCCCTCGATGTTGCGTCGAGCCTGCGCGAAATAGGACGGCTTCAATTCGATGCCGATGCCCTTGCGGCCCATTTCGACCGCGCAATAAACTTCGCTGCCGATGCCAAGGAAAGGGGTCAGCACCGTATCGCCCGGGTTGCTCCAAAGGTCGATGCAACGCTCGATAACGTCGAGTTGCAGCGGACTTATGTGCTGCTCGTCTTTCTGGTCACGGCCGCCGCGATACTGCAGGGTGCGGGTCTGATTGATGTCGGTCCAGACGGGCGAGGCATATCGCTGCCAGACCTCGATCGAATACCAGTTGCGGCCATCGGTGGGCGTTGTGAATTTCGACGGGTCGGGCCCATCGCCTTCGCCATGCCATTCGTCGAAGCATCCGCTTACCGGCTCGGGGTTCTCACCCGGCTTGCGGAAAGTGACGACATAATCGGCCAGGCCTTGCCCGCTGATGCAGCTATCTTTGACGATCTGCTTGTGCAGCAGGCGGATCGACTTGGTGCGCTGCTGTGCGACGACGGGGTCTTTCCAGATGCAGACCTCGCTATGAAAAATCCACCCGGCGTCTTCATATGCGCGGATGATTTCGCCGCGGAAGTCGCGCATTCCGATATTGCCGTGCCGGATTTTCGACATGGGAAGCTGCATGCAATGGACGCTGTGAAGGCGGCCCGGCATCGTCACGCGGAGCAGTTCCTGGATGAGGAACGAATAATGCTCCCAAAATTGCGGGCCATCATTGTTCGATATGTCGCGATCGAAGTTCGAAAACTTATAGAGCCCTTCGAACGGCGGCGAGTGGATGCCGAAGTGGATGCTGTCACCGGGGATCGCGCGGATCAGATCGCACGAGTCACCCTGATAGATGGCGTATTGGTCCGTAATGACCTGATCGACGGCCTTGATCGTCATGCTGCGATCTCCAAAAATGCGGGAAGTTGAACGGGGATCTGCGGATCGTAATCAGGACGATCGCGGGTCGAGCCGCGCACCGCTGCGCTAGATAGGTCGGCCATGTGCATGACCATCGCCGCGGCCATGCGGTCGGCATCAGCTTCCTTACGGCGGATATTGGCGACGGTGGCGCCTTCCAGTTCGGAAACGACAAGATGCGCATCGACAGGATTGGTCTGGCCGAACCGCCAGAAGCGGCGAATGGCCTGATAAAACTGCTCCCAACTATCGTTGAGGCCAATGAACCCGGTCTGGTGGCAGCACTGCCAGTTGACGCCGAACCCGGCGATCGACGCCTTGGTTACGAGCCGCTTGATCTTGCCATCCTGAAACTCAAGGATGATGCGCTCTTTCTCAGTGTCAGACAGGCCGCCGTGCAAGTTGACCGCACCCATGCGCTTCGCTGCGAGTTCGGCCTCGGCATTGAGATTGCACCACCACACGAAGGCGTCGTCGCCGGTCGTGGCTTCCGCTGCCTTGTCGACGCGCTCTTTAACGGTTGCCCGGCGCGCGCCGATGCGCTCGGCGAGAGTCCGCGCCTGCATCGGGAACAGCATGCCGGTTTCCATCGACGGCGCATATTCGACGCCCACCCGGTGCTCGATGTAGTTCAGCGGCGGGAGGTCATAGCCTTCGTCCGAATATCCAAGGTCCGACGGCTTGCGGATCATCACGGCCCACGATGCCATCCACTTCCAGAATTCATTCTCGGCATGGCCTTTGAGGCGCCATTTCTGTGTGTCGCCGCCGTCGTGGACAAAGAAGGTGGCGAGCATGTCGGTGTAGGACATGATGCCGAGAAATTCGGCGTGATTGCCGAGTTCCATGAAGTCATTCGGCGCCGGCGTGGCAGTCGCCGCGAGGCGGAACGGGACATCGGCGCACGCCGCAATCAGGGCAGACCGGTAGTGGCCATCCACCGATTTCAGAATGCTGCTTTCGTCGAGGATGACACCGCCAGCCTTCGGCAGGTCGTGGTGCGACATGCGCTGATAGTTGACGATCGTCTGCGGCTCGATGCCGAATTTGATCGCCTCGCGCTGCATCTGCGCGGTCACGGCGAGCGGGGCGAAGTGAACGACCTCGCGCTTGGTTTCGCGCGCGACGGCCTCGCCCCATGCCAGTTCCTGCAATGACTTACCGAGGCCGGTTCCTTCGAACGCTGCGCCGCGCCCGCGCTTGAGCAGCCATGCAGTGATATCGTGCTGGAACGGGAACATGACGCTAGGCAGATCGATAGGTCCATCAATGCCGGTCATCGGATCAACGATCGCCTTGCGCGCAAGGAATGAGGCGTAGGATTCGCTCACGCCGCCTTCCCCATCGCCACGAGCGTCATCCCGCGCTCGATCTTGCGCTGCCCGACGCTGCGAAGGTGCTTGCGATCCTCGCCGTCAAAGTTCCCGTCGGCGGCGCGGCGCGCGATCTCGGCGCTGTCCGTGATGTCGTCTGCGGCGAGCATCCCCGGCGGAGGCTCGCTCTCCTCGGGCAGTTCGAATGCACCCAATCCAGTAAGCGGCAGGAATTCGTTCGCGAAGTCGGCGCCGAGGAAGGCGATCAGGCTCAGCAGGCATTCGGGTGGCAACGGGCGATAGTCGATCGATCCGGCGTCGGTCATCGCGCATTCGATGACGCGATCTTTCACGCCGGTGCCGTTGCTCAGCTGCTTGACCGAATAACGGCGACCGCGGCCCACATAGAGGCGCAGGGCGTCGCCGATCTTGTTCCCCGCCTGTTCGCGGGAAATGTTCGGGCGCAAGTTCGCGGACGTATTGTCAGGCACGGGCTACCTCACTCAAATGGACGACAGGGAAGAAAACGAGCGGCGCCGCGAAGGGCCGGGGCAGGACGAAGCGCGCACCATCGGCGAAATCAGCGCCGAACTGGTCGGCAGGCTTGCGCCCGATCAGGCGCTGACTGCGCGCGGTATCGTCAGGATAATTGCCCCCGCTGGGCGAAGGGGGGGGACGCCCAGCGAGGGTGCTCAGGTGCGACCCAGAGCAACGGGGAATGGGAAGGCGCGGCGCGCTGCCAATGATCATGCGTTGGCGCCCTGCGTCTCAGGCCAAGGCTTTCCGGCGAAGTTGGCCGCAAGCCTCAGGTGGGCGCGGCGCGATTGCGGAATTCCGATGGTCCGCCAAGAGTGGACCGTGGACACGGGAGCCTCGATCAGCTTGGCAACGGCAGTCGTGCCTCCGAGATGATCGATAATGGCGTTTGCTTCGGCGTTCATGCCGCTGATATGCGACAATCGCAGATTTTGTTCAAGCAAAATATCTGCGATAATAGCAGTTGCGATAATCTTGGCCTGCCGCACCAAGGGCGGATGACGCCCGAGCAGATTCGAAATGAGCTATCGGCTCGTAACATGTCGATCCGCGACCTCGCGGAAGCGACAGGCATTCCTGAAAATTATCTGACGAAGTCGCTCGGAAAGGCGGCGCGGCGCATACAGGTCTCTGAAATGGAGGCGATCATTAAAGTTCTGTCGCCCGACGACGACGAGGCGCCGCGGGTCCGCACCATTCCTCTACTTGGCAAGGTGCCTGCGGGAGGTTTTCGGCCTGCCGAGCAGCGCGGCGGGCGACGCCATGCGGTGTCCGATCCCTCTACGCCGTCAAACGCCTATGCGCTCACGGTTGACGGCGATTCGATGGATTTGATCGTGCCGAATGGAACGACGATCGTAATCGACCCCGACGACAAGCGGCTTTGGCCGGGAAAACGCTATGTAATTCAAACGGAAAGTGGCGATACGACGTTCAAGGAATATCAGGAGTCGCCCGCACGCCTGGTTCCTTGCTCAAGCAATCCAGAGCACCGCGATATCATCCTTGGTGACGAGCCAATTCAGGTGCTCGGGAAGGTCTATTCGTACACGCTACGGGATGCGGATTTGCCGAGGCGTCTTTCATAAGCTGATTTTCGTGGATCCATTCAATGTCGGCAGGCACCGACACGAAGAACTTTCCCCACTCGTCATATTCCCCAAGGCCCAGATCGACGGCGTCCAGTTCGGCGCGTCTTTTCGTCGCTCGCCATGGCGCTTGCGGCCGCCCGAACACTGTCACGCGATAGAATAGCGACACCAATCCTCCCTTTCGACTCGCGAAAGAACAAATGTAGAACGCTTGAACGCCGCAAGTCAATATCTGCGAATATCGCATTTTTCCTCTTGCATCTAATCTGCGATTGTCGCATATCGTAATCCATCAGCCCCGAGGTGAGCCGCAAGCGCGGACCCGACGGGAACCCGATGGAGAACCGCCGTGGCCTTACACGACCTCGACCTTGTGAAATCGCACGCCGCGACCCGCGCTGCGATCGATGCTGCCAAGAGCACGCACGAACCCCGCACCTGCGCTTGCGACACCTGCGTTCAGCAGCGTTGGGACGATGCCCGCGACGACGAGTTCGACGCGCGGTGGAACGCACGGGTGAACCCGTGACCGGCGGTTTCAGCCAGTTCGCCCGCATTCTGGAATCTGTCCAGAAGGTCGAGACGCGACCCATCCGTGTCGATGCTCCGCTGATTGTGGACGCGACGCAGGATGCTTGGGAGGCCTTGATGGCCGTCAAGTATGGCAAGGGCTTTGAGGCGCGCGACTTTTCGTTCGCGGTAGTGTCGGCATGATCGACATTCACGCCCACGCTCTGGAAGCCTTTAACCGGGCGACGCAAGAAAACGCCCTGCGCGAAATGCAGATCGCTCCCGCCGAGGAGTTGCAGGCGGACGACGAGCAGCCGGTCATTTCGATCCGGTTTGCGCTCGGACTGGCACTGCTGACAGTCGTGCTGATCGGCGCGCATATGGCTTGGGTCTCGACGCTGTGACGCGCTCGGCTCGCCCTTATGCCGACGGCGCGGCGGTGGCGCGGACCTTTGAGGGGTTCGACACCGATGTCCCGGTCGCTGGCTTCTATCGCATGAAGCTGCGCAGCGGCGGCGTGCTGGTGGGAATCCGCGTCTGGTACGGCGCGCCGCTGGATCCGATCACTGGCGATGAAATGGACCGCGGCTGGCGTTGGCAAGCGCTGGCGAACGGCGAGTCCATCGATCTTGAGCGCGTGTGGCCCGTCTGCGCCGCCGATCCAATCGACGAGCGGGAATACCAATACCTCACGCAGCGCCAGGCATGGGCGCGCGAGAATTCACCCGATCACCCGATCGCAAACCCCACTCGGCGCATCGATCCGATGACCGCCCCGCCACCGTTTTGACAGGAGACCCGAAATGGCAATTGTACAGCGACTGAAACCGCAGCCCGAAATGGAAGCGAACCCGCGCGCGGTTATCGGCGCGAACAATCCGCCCTTGGAAGAGCAGATCACCATCGATCTGGCCGAGGCGCTGGAAATCGAAGGCATCACCAAGCGCATCGCAGATTTGCTCGCCAGCGCCGGGCGCGCGCCGACGGTCATCACCGACGCGGACATGGCTGGCAGCTATGCCGACCTGATCAAGCAGATGGTCGCGGCTGGCAAGGCGGTCGAGGCGCAGCGTGAAATCCTGAACCGCCCGCTGCTCAATGCGCAGCGCGCGCTCAAAGGTCGTGCCGATGCGATTGTCGAGCCGCTGCAGTCGGCGGAAGCGACGGCGCGCGCGCGGATCAAGCAGTTCGATGACGCAGAGCGCGAGAAAGAGCGCCAGCGCCAGATCGAAGCGCAGCGCGTTGCCGATGCTGAACGCCAGCGGCTGCAGGCCATTGCCGACGCAGAGGCCGCGCGAGAGCGTCAGCGGCTGCAGGCGATCGAGGATGCCCGCGCCGCCGCCGAAGCGCGTGAGGCCGTCGCAGTAGAGGTCGAGGCGCCCATCGTGGAAGTCGCACCCGAACCTGTCGCGGAAGTCGAGGCGCCCGTCGTGCGCGGCGATTACGGCGCCAAGGTCGTCCGCACCACCAATTGGAAGCACCGCATCGTCAGCGTTCGCCAGCTGCCCGACAGCATCTTGAAACACGCCAAGGTCGTCGAGGCGATCGACAAGGTGATTGCGGCGCAAGTTCGCGGCGGGACGCGCGAACTCAAGGGCTGCGAAATCTTCCCGGAAACCGGGACCACGATCCGATGATCCGTGACATCGAAACCGCGTGCGAAGCCCTCGCCGATGCCTTGTGGTGGTTCAAGGGCTTTGCAGCCGCGCGCCCCGCATCGATCGACGAAGGCGCGGGCGAGCATCTCAATCTTGAACGCAAGATCGGTGAAGTCCGCCATTTCCTGAACAGCGTCAATCGGGCGAGCATTCGGCGGCTCGGCGAAGAAACAGCGATCGTCCTGTCTTTCGCTGAGTTCGAGCGCCTGGTCGACGCCGTCCGCATCCCGCGGATCGCCGAAACGACGATGGCAATCCAGACGATCGAGAAGGTTCTGGCCGAATACCGGGCCGAGGACGCAGCCTTTCGCAACGCCGAACACCTTCCGTTTTGAGGAGCAAAACATGACCCGCCAATTCATCGCCTGCACTTTCCGCCCCGGCGACGCGCGCGCCTACACCTATGCCTACGACGGCGACGAACCCCTTTCCGTCGGTGACGTCGTACTTGTCGCCGGGCGCAATGGCGAGGGGACGAAGAAGGTTCACGTCGCCGTGCTCGGCGTACCCGAGCCCACCGATTTCGAAGCGAAGCCCATCCTCGAAAAGTTCGTGCCGACGGAAAAGCCCGACCTGATGGCCGAGGGCGAGCCCGCCAGCAAAATGCCCTTCTGAAAGGATTGAATATGAACACCGCCCGCAGCCGCGCCGTCGCGACGCAAGAATCCAGCATCGATCGCAATATCGCCCATATCGAGGAAGCGAAACAGCGCCCGACCGCAATCCAGGCGATGGCGCAGCGCCTCAACCTGTCCCCGGCGAAGTTGCAGGAAACCCTGCGCGCAACCGTTTTCAAGGGCGCCAACGACGCGGAATTTGCGGCGCTTATCGTCGTCGCGAACGAATATAAGCTCAACCCTCTCACCAAGGAAATCTATGCCTTCGCGGCAAAGGGCGGCGGCATTGTCCCGCTGGTCTCGATCGACGGCTGGGTGCGGATCATGAATGAGCACCCGCAATTCGATGGCATCGAATTCGAGGACATCGTCGACGACAAGGGCAAGGTCTATGCGATCGAGAGCACGATCTGGCGCCGCGACCGCAGTCGCCCGATCAAGGTCGTCGAGTATCTGGACGAATGCAAGCGCAACACCGATCCGTGGAACAAATCACCGAACCGGATGCTGCGCCACCGTTCGCTGATCCAGGGGGCGCGATACGCTTTCGGTTTCTCGGGCATCTATGCCGACGACGAAATCGAATATCAGATGATCGGCGACCCGGTCGAGGCCCGCAACATCACCCCGCCAACGCGCGCGGAGTTTATCGACCACGATCCCGACACCGGCGAGATCATCGATCATCAGGAAGGCCGCACCGACGAGCAGCATGGCGACCAGCACGACGGCACCGAGGAATCGGAGCCTGCGCCCTATGCCGCAACCGTCACGGACTTGCTCGATCGAATCGCGGCCGCCGGAACTGTCATCGACGCAAAGGCAGTCGAAAAGGACTGGCGCGGCCATATGGAAGCGCTGCCCGACGCGGAAAATGAGCGTATCGAAGCCGCGCTGAACACGCGCATCGAGCAGCTCAAGGGCTGATAGGATGGGCGCGCAGGTCAACCATAAACGCATGCGGCCAAAGGCGGGCGCTGATCCGACTGCTGCAGAACAGCGGCATATGGATCGCGTCGCTGCCCTCGGCTGCCTGATTAGCGGTCGACCGGCGACGCTTCACCACGTCACTGCCTACTCCGATCGAATGGGCCGCTTTGCCCGATCGCATCGGCTGATCGTGCCGCTGGCGCCTGAATATCATCATATCCAGCACGGCCCGCTTTCGGTCGAGGCGCTCAATCACCGCGGATTCTTCCGGGAGCATGGCGTCGACCTTTACGGCGAGGCGCGCCGGCTTGAGGCCGAGAGCGTCCAGATGGGAATTTTGCCATGAAGGGCCATGCTCTCTTTCGCCGCGTCGGCCTGGCACTCGCCCCCGTCACCCGCGACGCACGTGAGCTTCTGGCGGCCATGAAAGATGGGTCGACGCTGATCGTCGAGGTTTGGTCGCCCCGCAATATGCAGCAACACCGGAAATTTTTCGCGATCCTCAACAACGTCGTCGAGGCAACCGGACGCTGGACATCAACCGAGCATCTGCGCCGCGACATTCTGATCAGCCTCCACCGGTACGACGAACACGTCAACGAGTTCACCGGCGAGATCGTCAAGGTGCCGCATTCGATGGCTGTCGCTTCGATGCCGCGCGAGGATTTCGAACGCCTCTACGCCGAGACAATCACCCTTCTGACAGAAGCGCTTGGGGCAGATCCCGAGATGCTTTTGCAGGAGGCCGCATAGCAATCACCCACCAGGGAACGGGGCGCGGCCAATAACCCGCCCCGTCAGTTTCAAAGGAGAATGACGATGGGATTCTTTTCACGACTAGGCCTGATCAGTCAGGTGCAGCCCGCCGAACCCGCGGTTGATTGGGAGGCGAAGTATAAGGCCGCGATCACCGATCTCGCCGCCGCATCCGAAGAAATCACCCGCCTCAAACCGCTCGCCGAAGCAACGGAACGCCGCCGGCAGAATGAAGCCAACCGCGTCCGTCCGTCTCGCGCCAAAGCCCCCACGAAAGGTCCAAAATAATGGAAACGCTCGCTCAAATCATCGACCGCTGGAACTCTGGCGAAGGCAAGCCCTACAAAGGCTCGCTGATCGACTACGGCGCATATGAAGCTGATAAAGACAGCATCGGTTGCATGTGTGCGCAGGGGCAGGTGCTTCACCTGCTCGGCGGATGGGAGCCGGAACGCCTTCGCAAAACCGAACAGGTCAAGGCCGACGAAGCGACGGCGAAACTTCTCAACATCAGCGTTGCCCACGCGATCCTGCTTCGGAATACCAATGACAGCATCGACGGTGCGCCCGCAATCGTCCTGACCAATCCTGAAAAGGTACTCGGCGACCAAGCGCATATCGTGCTGGCCTTCTGGCTGCATATGGACCGGATGACGGCGAAAGAATGGGACGCCGCATGGGCCGCCGCATGGGCCGCCGCAGGGGCCGCCGCATGGGACGCCGCATGGGACGCCGCATGGGCCGCCGCATGGGCCGCCGCAGGGGCCGCCGCATGGGACGCCGCATGGGACGCCGCATGGGCCGCCGCATGGGACGCCGCACGGGCCGCCGCACGGGCCGCCGCATGGGACGCCGCATGGGCCGCCGCATGGGCTTGCTCCGAAATCCAAGGCACCCACCTTCTGCGCGAACAGGGCAAGCCGTTTTACTTCCTGCCGTTCTTTGGTTTCGCCAACCCCGAGGAGATCCCTGCGCTGCCCGCTGATTATGGTGCCCCCACGAAGGCTGTCGCGGCGAAGGGGAGGAAGTGATGGGCGCCCGTATGCAGCCCCTCATCGACGAGGAAGCGGTGAGCATCGCCGCGCGCATCCGCCACACCGCCAATGGCGATTGGCTGACCCGATACGATCCCGGCGACGAAGAACACATGCCCGCAGCAATGCACATGACCTTCCTGCGCATGGGTATCATCACCCCCGATGGCGACCCGCGCGGCGGCTACATGTTGTCCGCTTTGGGCCTCGCGATAGTCGAAGAATTGCGCGCATGACCCCCGCCCCCGGCCACACAAACATGAATGGAGATTGAGCGATGGGAGTTTCTTATACCGCCTCGCTGGAAGACATGCAGGCATGGGCTCGCGGCATCATGCAGGTGCGCCAGCCTGATTTCGTCATCGGCGACAATTACATCAAACGCTGGTGGGTGGTCCCGCGCAACGAGATGTCTAACGTCTATCTGCATTGGATGACCGGCGACGATGACGACCGCGCGCTGCACGACCACCCTTGGCAGAACACCAGCGTCATCCTCGCGGGCGGCTATATTGAAATCACGCCCGCCGGTTCGTTCGAACGCAACCCCGGCGATGTCGTAAAGCGCGAGGCCGCCGATTCTCACCGGCTCGTGCTGCACCGTGACGACGCGGGCAATCCGATCCCGGCGCTGACTTTGTTCGCGACCGGACAATGGGAGCGCGACTGGGGCTTTCATTGCCCGAACGGCTGGGTGCCATGGCGCGAGTTTGTTGACGAACGCGACACCGGCCAAGTCGGGCGCGGCTGTGGTGAACACGCATGACCCACCACCCCGACCCATCGCCCTGCGTCGAGCATGTTTTCGGCAACGTCCTGCACAGAGAGTTCCCGATGCATATCGCGAAAATCCGCGAATGGAAGCGGCGCAATACCGGCGTGTCTGGTGAAGGCGCCACCGTCCCCCACGATCCGGCGAAGTACCACGCCAAGCGCAGTCGTTCGGCGCGGAAGGGGTTTGTTGAGCGGCGGGAGATGGTGGGGTGAGCCTTCGCGCCGCATCCTGTTTTTCCGGCATCGGCGCCCCCGAACTCGGCGGGCCGCAATTCGAATGGCTGTGGCACGCCGAGGTGGAGAAATTCCCGTCGGCTGTCATGGCCACGCGCTTCCCCGATAGCACGAACCTTGGCGACGTGACGGCCGACGACTTCCTGCAACGCGCATCGGCGTTCGGTCGGCTCGATTTGCTCGTCGGCGGCCCGCCCTGTCAGGATTTCAGTGTTGCGGGCCTTCGCGCCGGCGTGGCTGGTGATCGCGGCAACCTCTCCCTCCGTTTCATGGAAATCGCTCATGCAATTAGACCTCGAAACCTTCTTGTCGAAAACGTCCCCGGCTGGCTCAACATGCCCGACAACGCGTTCGGCTGTTTCCTGGGCGCACTTGTCGGAGCAGATGATGCCCTGTGTTCGCCACTCGACGGAAAGTGGCCCAGTGCAGGTATGGTTGCCGGGCCAAGGGCACGGGCTGCATGGCGGGTTTTCGACGCTCAATATTTCGGAGTGGCCCAACGACGCCGCCGTGTGTTCGTTGTCGCAGATTTTGGAGAAGGGGCCGATCCCGCAGCGGTTCTTTTTGAGCGCAAAGGCGTGTCAGGGAATTCTCCGCCGCGCCGAGAAACGGGGCAAGGAACTGCCGGAACAATTAGCGCGCGCACTCAAGGCGGTGGCGGACTTGGGACCGACTTCGAACTTGGAGGCGGCTTAGTCCAGTGGCCTGCTGAAATCGCAGGGACGCTCAACACGCACCTTGGCGACAAGCAGGGGCTTGAGGATCAGCACATCAACGGCGGTTGCGGCCATTTCATCGCCCGCAGCCTTCGCGGCGAAGGCTTCGACGCCAGCGAGGATGGAACGGGGCGCGGGACGCCGATTGTGCCGGTGGCGTTCTCGAGCAAAGATTATGGCAACGACGCGACCGACGATCTTTCGCCGACGCTGCGGAGCATGGGGCACGACAAGAGCCATGCGAACGGCGGCGGGCAGATGGCGGTGGCCCAACCCGTCGCCTTCATGGAAAACCAGCAGGGCGCCGTCTGGGAAGCCGATGTGTTTCAGGCGCTCAATCGCGGCGGTGGGAAGCCGGGGCAGTCCTATCCGGCTGTTCGCGAGGGCTGGCAAGTCCGGCGCCTCACCCCGACAGAATGCCACCGCCTACAGGGCTTCCCCGACGACCATTGCGCGATCCAGCATCGCGGCAAGATCGCAGCCGACGGTCCGCAGTACAAGGCGCTCGGCAACAGCTGGGCCGTTCCCAACGGCGCCTGGATTATCGGGCGCATCGCAGAAAGATTGGCAGCATGAAACACGCCATCCACTCCCTATTCGCCCCACCCATCCCCATCGACGACGAAGGCCGATACGCCGTCGCACCCGATGGCCCGCGCTATCATGCCGAGCCTTTGCGGGTGTTCGATACGCGGGAGCAGGCGGAGGAGTGGCGGGCGGGGCAGATTGAGGGGGTGAGGGGGTGACGTTCCAAAGCCACATCCTGCCCGAGCACGACGTGCGGCCCTATTCGATCGCGCAGCTGGCCAATCGATGGGGCTGCAGCGACAGCATGGTCCGCAAGCTGATCAATCAGGGCCAGTTGCAAACATTTCGCATCGGTGCGCTTATTCGCGTGAGTGCAGCCGAAGTGGAGAGGTATGAAAAATGTCCAGTGAACCCGAGCCTTATTCCGTCCAGCGATTCCGAGGCGGATTCGCCATCGTGTGGAGAGACACTGAGGGCGGCCCCCGTCGCCGTCGTCAACTCGCCGCGACAGATCGGCCGAGCGCCGAAGCGGAAGCTCGCGTCATCTGGGAAAAAGCCGACAGTTCGCCCTGGACTGCGGGTCGTATCATGACGGCATACATCGCGAGCATCGCTGGCAAACCGTCTCATGTGCGGTCGCAGGACGCATGGAAGGCGATGAAGGCTTTCTGGGAAGGCGTCGACCCGGCGATCATCGACGAGAAAATGTGCAAGGATTACCGCAAGACGCGAGCAGTCAAGGATTCGACCGCGCGCTACGAGCTCATGCGCCTGTCCACCGCGCTTAACTGGGCCGTCGATGAGAAGCATATCGAGAAGCGCGGCAAGATATGGCTGCCAGCATCGACCGAACACACGACCAAGCATCTCACCCGCGACGAGTTCGACCAGTTCCACGACGGAATGATCGCGCCCCACGCTCGCCTCTATGCGCTCGTCGGCGTCTATACCTGCGCGCGGCCCGGTGCGATCCTCGACCTGACATGGGATCGCGTCGACTTCATGCGCCGGCAGATCAATTACAAGATCGAGGATGCGGCACAGACTCGCAAGCGCCGCGTCATCGTGCCGATCGGTCCGCGGCTGCTCGCCGCGCTGCAGGAAGCCTATTCTGCGCGCACCACGACCTTTGTCATCGAGCGCGGCGGCAAGCAGGTCGCCAACATCAAGAAAGCGTTTCAGGCGGCCAGCGAAAGGAGCAGTGTCCATGCGACGCCGTACACGCTCCGCCACACCGGGGCAGTCTGGGCGGCCGAGGCTGGCACACCGATGTCAGAACTGGCGCAATTCCTAGGCCACGACGACGACCGCACGACTCAAAAGCACTACGCGCGCTTCTCGCCGGACTATTTGATGAGGGTCGCCGACGCGATCGAGCAGGGGAGGAAATCGGCATGAAGGTTCAATTGGAACCCTCGACCCCTGTATTTCTGCGGCAAAAAGCGCGGATTTATTGGTCGGGGAGAGAGGATTCGAACCTCCGGCCCCTGCCTCCCGAAGACAGTGCTCTACCAGGCTGAGCTACTCCCCGACCGATCTGCGCGCCGACCGGGGTCGCCGCGAAGGCAGGGCGGTCCTCTAGACGCGCAATCGGCGAACTTCAAGCGCCAATCGGCACATTCAACAGGATTGCCGCGGCTACAGCATTTCGCCACTTCGAAAGCTGAAATGACCGCCCTCGACAAAAATCAGATGGTCGACAAGCTCGATGCCCAGCGTCCGCAAGAAAAGCACGGTTTCGCGGGTCGTCGCGATGTCGGCGTCGCTCGGCTGGGCAATATTCGACGGGTGATTGTGCGCCATGATGACCCGTACAACGCCACCGCCCAACAGGTTTCGCCAACATCGCGGCGGGATAATGCAGCGGCCCTTGCTATCACCGCCGACGCGTTCGAGGCGGACAAGCCGTTCGAAGGCGTCGAACCCTGCGAGGAGCAGCGTCTCGTGGTCGGCAGCGAAATGCGGACGCAGCAGATGCCGCGCGACGTCATCTTCGGCTTCAAAAGCGATGTAGCCAGCCAGATCCGACGGACCGGGCGTATGGTCGATGGGAGCAAGCAGGGTCATGGGGCTTCTCATGCGCGCGGTGATCGGGATCGCCAATCGGCGACTGCGCCGCTTTGGACGCTTTGTGACAGCATCCCGGCTGCGCCCTTGTCGGCATGGCGCGCACAGCCTAGCAAAGAGCGACCAAACCGGGAGCGAGTCTTGCCTGAATCCATCCATTATGAACTGCAATATCTCGACCTGATGCGCCGCATTTGGGTTGAGGGCGACGAGCGTGTCGACCGTACCGGGGTGGGGACGCGTTCGCTGTTCGGCGAAACGATGCGATTCTCGCTGAAAGACGACGCGATTCCGCTGCTGACGACGAAGCGCGTGTATTGGAAGACCGCGCTGCGCGAGCTGCTGTGGTTCCTGACCGGCGACACCAATATCCGTTCGCTGGTGTCGCAGGGCGTGAAGATCTGGACCGACTGGCCGCTCGAAAAATATCGCAAGGCGACGGGCGAGGCGATCAGTGCCGAGGATTTCGAGGCGCGGATCATTGCCGATGACGCTTTCGCGGCCCAATGGGGCGATTTGGGGCCTGTCTATGGCCACCAGTGGGTCAACTGGCCGCGGTATGAGCCTGCGGGCGAGGGGCTGTTCCGGCGGGCCGAGCAGGGACATAACCAGATTGCGGCGCTGATTGAGGGACTGAAGACCAACCCGGGATCACGGCGGCATATATTTACCGGCTGGAACGTGGCCGATCTCGACCGCATGGCCCTCCCGCCATGCCATATGACCTATCAATTCCACGTCCGCAGCGATGGCGGGCTGTCGTGCCTGCTGTTCCAGCGCTCGTGCGACCTGGGGCTTGGCTTTGCCTTCAATGTGTTCGAGGCGGCGCTGCTGACGCGGATGGTTGCCGATCAGTGCGGCGTGCATGCGCATGAGCTGGTCTGGACGGGCGGCGACGTGCATCTGTATCTGAATCACGCCGAGCTCGTTGAACAACAGATGGGCCGAATTCCCGACGGCGCACCGAGACTTCGCATCCTGCGACGCCCGGAAAGTATTTTTGAATATAATTTCGATGACTTCGCGGTCGAAGCTTATGCTCCGCAAGCGCATATTGCGGCGCCGGTCGCGGTCTGATCGCTAGCGTTGCATTCGTATGGCGACCGAAATAATATGTCGCCACGCTGAAATATAACTAGGCGCTGATTCGCGCCGCAATGGGAAGATGATATGCCCGAAACGGATCGGCGCCCGGCGAGTAATCTGCCGCCGCTGTCGCTTCATATCCCCGAACCGCGCTATCGCCCGGGCGACACGCCCGACTTTGGCGATATTGTCGTTCCGGCCGTCGATGCGACACCCCGCCCATCCGAGGCGACCAAGCCCGATGCAATGCGCGACCTGTGCTATGGCCTCGTCCGCGTGCTTGATTTTGACGGGGTGGCGAAGGGCCAGTGGGATCCCAAGCTGAGCCCCGAGCGGCTGCGCACGATGCTGCGCTACATGATGCTCGTCCGCGCATTCGACGACCGCATGTTCCGCGCCCAGCGCCAGGGCAAGACCAGCTTTTACATGAAATGCACCGGTGAGGAGGCGACGTCGGTCGCCTCGACGATGGCGCTCGACCGCGGCGACATGTGTTTCCCGAGCTATCGCCAGCAGGGCATTCTGATTGCGCGGGACTATCCGCTGATCCAGATGATGAACCAGATTTACTCGAATCGCGGCGATCATCTGATGGGGCGCCAGCTGCCGATCATGTATTCGGCGCCCGAGCATGGGTTTTTCAGCGTTTCGGGCAACCTCGCCACCCAATATCCGCAGGCGGTGGGCTGGGCGATGGCTTCGGCCTCAAAGGGCGACAGCCGCATCGCGACCGTCTGGTGCGGTGAAGGGTCGTCGGCCGAGGGGGACTTCCACTCGGCGCTGACCTTTGCGACCGTCTATAACGCGCCGGTGATCTTCAACGTCGTCAACAACCAGTGGGCGATTTCCAGTTTCTCGGGCTTTGCCGGTGGCGAACGCACGACTTTTGCCGCGCGCGCCGTGGGCTATGGCATTGCCGGGCTGCGCATCGACGGCAATGATCCGCTGGCGGTCTATGCCGCGACGCAATGGGCGGCGGACCGCGCGCGAACCAACAATGGACCGACGCTGATCGAGCATTTCACCTATCGCAGCGAAGGGCATAGCACGTCGGACGATCCGACCGCCTATCGCCCCGCCGAAGAACCGACGATCTGGCCGTTCGGCGATCCGATTGCGCGGCTGCGCCAGCATCTCGAAACGCTCGGCGAATGGGATGACGAGCGGCATGAGGCGCAACGGACCGAACTCGAAGATTTGGTAAAAACAACCCAAAAGCAATCGGAAAAGCTCGGTATTTTGGGACACGGTATGCACCAGCCGTTCGAAACGATGTTCCAGGATGTGTTTGAGGACATGCCCTGGCACCTCAAGGAACAATGCACGCAGATGCTCGCCGAACAGGAAGCGAAGTTTGGACCCGACTGGAAGCCCGAGTGA